AGAAGATTGAAGATTACCTCAGTGATAATGTAGGTAAGGTAGGATACTTTGACGATGGCTTGAGTAGTAATGACATAGAGGTAAGATACCAAGCAGTAGTAGAATTTATAAAACAATACAACGATGATAGAACTAGAACAAGCGAACAAGTGGTATAGGTCTAGAGGTATTAACACATTCATTGCGGACATGAACCTATACGTCATAGTAAACGACCAAGAAATCATGATTCACGATGACGAGGTTTTACATGTGGCAAACAAACAAATGAAATTACCATGAAATTACTATCAATTATCGCTCTCTGCTTAGTATTTAATGCAGAAGTAAATCAAGGATGGCAAGGTTGGGTAAATTCTACTTGGGATATTGTCTCTATAATTGAAATTAAAAACAAAATAAAATGAAAAATTACGCAGTATACCGAGTGTATAGAGATAACTTCAAAAAGGATATCCTATTCCACTCACTAACAAGAGAACAAGCACAGACGCTAGTACAAAATGCACCCAATGAAAAAGATAGCATGGTGGTATTCGATGAAATGCCACGTGATATGTTATGGGGTATAAAAGCAGATGAATATGAGTAACGAACAAGAATTAAACCCACTAGCAGGTTGGACACAAGAACAGATTAAATCTGCACTAAAATCAAACACAAAAACAACATTGTTAAGACAACTCGTTGGATGGATTCAAATAGCAGAGCAATTAAAATCACAACTAAATGAATTACATAGAGCAGAACATAGTAAAGCTCCGAAGGATAATGCCTATGATGACACCGAAACAGGAACGTCAGTCGAGGATTAAGCGTTGGATATATGAAAGCAAAATAACACACCATGACTACACAAGAAAGACTATACCACCAAAGACAGATAGCTAATGCTATACAAAGACATGAAGAATTTTACAAAATAGAATCAACAAATATTCTATTACCGACACCACAAACATGCGGTACAATGACACAACAACGCACCTATGCTATGGATAAAGCGTTAGAAATATTGATTGGTATGTAACGACATACCTTTTGCATGGGTGTTTTCCATGCAGTGAGCGTCTGGCAAGATCCGCTAGGGTGTGATGCCCCTACCCGATTGACTGCTTTTATTGGTTATGCATTGAGGTTCGATTCCTCTTGCTCACACTAAATTTAATTAACAAATAAACAATGTCAAATTTAAAAACTAAAAAAGAGTTCGCGAACAAGAAGTGGACAGCACAAGATGCGATTTATCTAATGGAAGTAGGAGCGCCATCAGGTTACTCTGAAAGAACAATGCAAGCTATATCTGAAACTTTAGGTAGAAGTATGGGAGCATTAAAACACATGATGCTAAGAATTCAGGCAGGCAAAAGTAAATTCCAAGATCCTGAAAGTAATTCAGGTGTGTATGCAAAAAACTTTGAGAAATTTGTTATAACTGTAGATGAAAATAGGTTTAGATTATCTAGCTCTGTTGAAAAAGCTATAAAAGAATTAGAAAAAATAGAAGTGCAGAACACACCAACCCCTGAAGTAAGAAATGAAGTTCCAAAAAGAAAAGTAACACCACAAACAGGTGCTAAAAAGATTAGCGTCTTGTGGGGATTAATAACGTATGAAAAAAAATAACATGAGTAAAACAACAGAATTTATGTTTCCGAAAACAATGCAGTTAACACCCAAGCATGTCGATGCAATGCATCTTATCAAGCTCTTCGTGAAAGAATACGAAACTGCTAGGAAAGATAGAGATAGAACAATCTCTAACCATAAGCTAGTAGCCAAAATGTCAAACGTGTACGATTTGTGCAAAAACTTTGGATTCTAATGACAAACGAGGCTGCAATTAAGTATATCAACAAACACTTTAAAGCGAGGACAAAGCCTGAGGCTGTTGCTATTCTCTTTGCAAGTGAAGACATCATAGAATTAGATGTTTTGGAATGGGTAAAAAAACCTACCAGCGAAATGCTACAATCATTCCTGGATCATTCAGATGACTCTTGTAATGAGATTATCCCAAACATGATGCAGTCAGAACACTTCTTTACCACAGAAGAAAAGCTGTGGTATGTGGCTGACAGCATGAAGAAAGTAATGCAAACTATGCAGAGATATGTAGAGATTCATGAAGAAATAAAAGAAAAGTCAAAATAAATTTGCAATATGGATAACAATAACATACCTTTGAAGCACCGCATCGCATTTGAATGCGCCAAAGAAGTGAAGAAAGCATACTATAGAAATCTTGGCTGCGAACCACTACCAGGTAGAAAAGCAGAGGTAGTGCAAACTAAAATGGCTCTAGCCTGTGCGTTATTGGAGTCGTTGCCCCCAACTGTAGTTGCTGAAACAATAGGAGTAGATAGAACCACCACGTTGTATTACAGAAAAAACCATGAGTCAAACATGACTTTCTGGAATGGCTATAGTCAGAAGTTTAAAGAAGCTAAAAGCCTTTGTGATGTAATGAACGGAGAGGTTGTACTACACGAAAGACAAAATAGGATTAAGATTATTGATGTCAAAGTCAATATTTTAAACAAACAGATTAAAGAATTATTAGAAGAAAAGCAAACAATTAAATCTAAATTAATATGAATATAAATGAAAACGAATTGGAAGAAGCCGAAAGAAGCCTTCACCAACTATGGAGGGAGGGTAAAATCATGAGGACTAAAGACCTTTATAAGGATGGAGAATATGGTTGGATTCCTTCTCACGCAGCAGTATTTAGAGACGACTGCATTACATACGAAACTTATCTTAAAAATCTAAATTAAATGAATAATTACAAATTCAAGACCACAAACATACGTGGCAAACAGTACGTAGAAGTAAACGAGCGTATTAAGTTCTTCCGCCAGGAAGATGAGTATAAGAACTGGACTATCTCAACAGAGTTTACACATATAGATTCTGAGATGTGTATTTGTAAATGCATTATTGCTGATCCGAGTCAACGTGTTATTGCTACTGGCCATGCTCATGAAGAGAAGTCTGCTAGTCATATCAACAAGACTAGCTATGCAGAGAACTGCGAAACATCTGCTGTAGGTAGAGCTCTTGCAATGATGGGTATTGGTATCGACACTTCTATTGCGTCAGCGAATGAAGTGAATGATGCTATTGCTAAGCAGTCTTCAGAATCATCTACTAATACATCTGTAGATAACATCATGGACAAGGCTGTAGCTTACATCAAGTCTGCTACAGACAAGAAGAAAGCTTTTGAGCAAATCACATCGAAGTATTCAGATAAGCTTACAGAAAAGCAAGTAGCTGGACTTAATAAGTTTGTTAGATGACACTTAGAGAACAACTAACAGAATCAGTAGGTAAAGGACACCTTTCTTACTCCTCTATCAAGTACGCTCTTGGAGACATGCGTCTCTGGGAGATGTACATGAGGGGACAGTTAAAGAAACAATCAGATGCCTTGACATTTGGTAGTCTTTACGACATGATGTTGTTTGAACCAAATAAAGTTGATGACAAGTTTTATAATTTGGATGATAGCGATATTGTCTCCGATATTGGTGGTAAGTATCCTAGAAATACTAAACGTTACAGAGAGTGGAAAGCCAAGATCTCAGAAGAAAATCAAGGAAAAACTCTCGTCACCAAAGAAGACTGGACAAAAGCGGTTGAGATGATTGACAGGCTTGAAGCTTGCGGTTTGCTCAGCAGCTATCTGTCTGGAAAATACCAAGTAGAATTCAATGAAGAAATTGATGGCGTGCCTGTCAGAGGATTCCTTGACTGCTTAGGGGATGGGTTTATAACAGACAGCAAGTCTTCTCGTAGCGTGAGCAAGTTCCGTTACGATGTAAACAGCTGGTGCTATGACATCCAGGCTTACATATACACAGAGGTGTTTGGAATCAAGGACTACTATTGGGTTGTCCAAGAGAAAACCTACCCATACTACCCAGCATTGGTTAAGTGTTCAGATAAGACCCTCTTCACTGGTGAGATGAAGTTTAATGAGGCGGTAGGTAATATCAAGGAATGGTTGACCGAAGGCGCACCAACTCAACTTAATTATGCAGAATTCGAAGTTTAAAAATCTTATAGTCGGGACCGTGATGACCCTTCTATATGTTTGTTGTATCATCACATTTACATTTATTTTAAATTATTTAATACCATGAGTGAACAAAAATATGACTCAGTGCTAGTAGGTTGGGCAGACCAGCCAAAGTTTAATGACAATCAAGAGCTTATCTCTTGGAACCTTCGTCTGAAGGATCACGAAATCAAGGACATCCTTGAGCAGTACATTACTACTCGTGATGCTGAAGGTCGTGGAGGTAATGCTTACATTACTCTATTCATGAGTAAGAACGGCAAAGCTTGTGCGAGAGTGTTTAACCCAAACAGCGAAGCTGCTAAGGAAAAGCGAGCTCAAAAACAAGCTGCGAATGCAGAAGCAGAGACTGCAGACCTACCCTTCTAAACCGTTAGGTTTGTATGCCGCTATGGAGTGGGGGCTGAGGAACATAAAGTTCCTTGGTCCCTTCTCTTTCTGCGGAAGTAAAGGAGATAATGAGATTACATTTTATGTGTCATGGCAAAAACATGACAATAACTTCTCATTAAAAGTACCAGAGTTTAACGAACAATTCCTTATCATGTACATCCCTAATAAATCTGGAGACAACGCAGTTTTACTTTCGAGAGAAGACTGCTTGAGCAGTATGGGTTCATTAGTCGATATGAAATGGATTTCAAAGAGAATAAAAAGAAAATGGAATATGACGATCTCCCACATGTCTACCACTACACAATAGATGTTGAGTACAAAAAAGGTAAACAGAAACATAAGAAGACAATAAATATTGTTACTAGATCAAGAACTCCTTCTCAAATAATGAGTAACCCTGTTGATCTTGAAAGAGTGTATAGAGAAGTCTATGCTAAAAACTTTAAGGGTAACAAGCAAGTCATAGTTCGTAAGATGTACAATGAAATAAAATTAGGTAAAGTAAATAGAAACGCATTATGAAACCATCAGATAGACAAGAAGGTGGAGAGCACTACGACATGCCTATACAGCCAGTAGAGTTTTGTGTAAAAAACAAAATACCCTACATAGAAGGTAATGTAATTAAGTATGTGTGCAGACATCGAAAAAAGAATGGAGTCATGGATATCCTGAAAGCCATTCATTATTTAGAATTAATATTACAATACGAATACAATGAAAGTAACATTCTTCAAGACCGTTTACGACAAGCAGAGCCCACACCATGTGAGCATGATGGCTACCCTAAACAGAATTAAAGACGGTAAATCAAAAGACATAATAGATAAGATTAGAGATGGAGATAAAGAATCTAAAAAGAAACTACCTGTCGTTTGCTTCAGCGGTGAGTTTACAGAAAGGAATGATGAAGCTTTGTTTGAACACAGCGGATTTATTGTTTTGGACTTCGATCACATTGATGTGTCGTCATCGAAGCAAGTTCTTGCGACAGACTCTTATGTATATAGCACATGGGTTTCTCCATCTGGGGATGGTCTTAAGGCGCTGGTAAAGATTACAAACCCTGAAAGACACAGGGATCACTTTAGAGCCTTATGCACGTACTTTTCTAAGCAATATGATCTAGAGGTTGATGAATCAGGTATAAACGAATCTAGAGCTTGCTTTGAGTCTTACGATGCAGACATTATAATAAACCCAGACTCTAAAAAGTTTGGAGCTTTTGCTACTGAACGAGCAGAGCAAGTACAAGAAGCTAGGAAAGGTGAGTTTACAGATTACATGAAACTAAATCTAGCTGCTAGAATGATTAGGCAGGCTGATGATGGTGACAAGCATAACATGTTACTCAAAGCTGCTAGATTAGCAGGAGGATACATAGCTGCTGGTCGCATAGAAGAAGAGGAGGCTGTTAGAGTTTTGTTTAGAGAGATATGTAAACGTGATGTAGAGAGTGAAGAAGCTGCTAGATCTACAATCAGACAAGCCATTGAAGTAGGAAAGAAAGATCCTATTAAAGAAGTAATTGGCAACGAACAGGATGCCAAAAGAGAGCTTCTAATCAATGATGGAGATATGTCTTTTATCTCTTCTGACGATGAAGATTTTAGATGGATAGATGACTATGCAAATGGTAAGATACCTGTTGGACTAGAGACAGGAGATAAGAATCTTGATGAATACTTCAGATACAAGCGTGAATTTGTAATCATAAACGGACATTCTAACGTAGGTAAAACTACTATGGCGCTTTACATGATGGTAAACTCAGCAGTAAGGCACGGATGGAAGTGGGTAGTTTACTCATCAGAGAATAGGACAGCATCGTTAAAGATGACACTTATGCAGTTCGCTGTAAATAGAAGGATAGGAGATCTATCTTATGCTCAAAGGAAAGAAGCATACAAGTGGGTTAACGATCACTTCACAGTCATAAGTAACAACCAAGTGTATTCTTATTCCGACATCATAGTATTTCTTGAGAAGATTATAAGACAAGAGGATTACGATGCTGTATTTGTAGACCCATACAACAGCTTAAAGTTAGACTTGAGTGGTAACGCTAGTCCACACGACTATCATTATGAAGCTGCATCGCACTTCTTAACTTTCTCAACAACCAACAATGTAGCTGTCTGGTTAAACATGCATGCTGTTACTGAAGCACAAAGGCGTAAAGGTGATGATGGATTACCTGTTGCTCCTTTTGCAGAGGACACAGAAGGTGGAGGTAAGTTTGTTAATCGTGCTGATTGCTTCTTAACTATTCACAGAAAGGTGCAAGCTCCTGATCATAACGTCAAGAAAACTACAGAGCTTCACGTTAGAAAGGTTAGAGAAACTGAGACTGGAGGTCAGCCTACACCGATAGATGATCCAATTACATTCACTATGAACACATCTCACACAGCCTTCAGGGTTTCTAATACTGGTAAGGAGCTTTTCCAAACCATTGATAAAGAGTTTAATAACTATAAACAATTTAATTTATCCGCTAATACTAGGTTTTTAGAAAATTAAGCTGTAACTTCACCGTGTGAAGCGAAGAAAGAAAGGAACGGCTAAGACGAAGACTTCTAAGCAAAAGGCTTTGGGTAAATACAAAAGCAGTTTGGAGAAGACTTGCGCTAATCTTTTAGCTGAATCGGGCCTACCTTTTGCCTACGAAGAACAGGAGTATGTGTTGATGGATAAGTTTAGATACGAAGGAGTTTATTGGAAGATGACTCCCAAGTCTAAAGGCTTAGTCGACAAGACAAATAAAGTTGTATTACCTATCAAATACACTCCTGATTTTGTAGCCAAAGATGGTAGTTGGATAATCGAGACTAAGGGTTTTATACACTCTCATCACGACTTTCCAATGAGATGGAAGCTGTTCTTAAGATATCTCTCTGACATTGGTAGCCCTCTACCTAAGTTATTTATTTGCAGAAACAAAACTCAAATTCAAGAAGCCATCAATATAATAAAACATAATGAAGAAGCTAACTAAAATGCAACTTGGAAGAAGTTACGCAATCGCAACAACGAGAGCGCATAGACTTCTTACAGACTTCTACGAAAATCTCTTCGATGATAAAGGTGATCCAATAGAACACCCAGGAGAGATAACAAAAAAACTAGCATCATTTAGACAAAAGTTAAACTTAGAGTTTGACTTCGTTAAAGAGGCTGCGTATCAATACTACGAAGAGAACTATGATATCGAAAGCTAGACGATTCTACTCAGGGGCTACAGGAAGAGTCGCTGAGGTTAGATTTGTAAGAGCTGCTAGGAAGAAGGGTTTGGTAGTTACAAAATCTACCCATACAGAAGACATTCATGAACACATAGACTACTGGTTGGCTCTTGAGGTTGATGGTAAGTGGGGTGTTGATGTAAAAGGAAACAATTTGCCTGACGAAATATGGTGCGAATTTAAAAATGTTAGAGGCAATAAAGGCTGGATGTATGGAGGTGCAAGCATTATTGCTTTTGATATGCCAGAAGAAGGTGGGTTCTCTATTGTAGATAGAAAAGAGCTTGCTAGCTTTTGCGAAGACTACGTGGCAGATGAGATCGTTCACAATAAGAAAGATGCTTATCGCAAAAAATACACTCGAAAGGATCGACAAGATCAGATAACTATCCTTAAACTAAAGGATATCAAGAAGTTAGATTCTTACAGAGTGTGGGAATACGACACAGATTATTGACTATCTTAGTCGTCCTTTTTTACTTAAAAAACTTTTTAAAATGACATATAACCCAGAGAAAATTCCCTGGGGAGAGGTAGGGTACGCCACATATAAGCGTACCTATTCTCGTCCCCTAAAAAACAGAACAGAAGAGTGGGAAGAAACTGTTGATCGTGTAATCGAAGCGTGCAATAAACAGCTTAAATGTGACTTCAATAAACATGATCAAAAAGACATAAAGAATATGATGATGAATTTGAAGGGAACTGTTGCTGGTAGATTCCTGTGGCAGCTGGGAACAAAAACTGTAGACAAGTTAGGATTACCTTCTTTACAGAATTGTGCTTTCACAGTTATTGATCATCCAATTAGACCTTTTACTTGGGCGTTTGAAATGCTTATGCTTGGGTCTGGAGTTGGCTATAATATTCAAAGAGAGCATGTCTATCAGCTTCCTAAAGTAAAAAGAAAAGTAAAAGTTCAACACGTTGAGGACAATGGAGCTGACTTTATTGTTCCTGATTCTCGTGAAGGATGGACTGATCTTTTGAAGCGTGTGCTGGAGGCTAGCTTTGAAACAGGAAAAGGATTCACATACGACACATCTTTAGTAAGGCCAGCAGGATCTCCTATCAAAGGGTTTGGAGGGACAGCATCAGGACCTAAAGACTTAATATGGGGTATGCAAGAAATCAATAGGATCTTAAATGAAAGATCAGGGCAGCGCTTGCGCCCTATTGACTGCTTAGATGTCATGAACATCATAGGTAAGATTGTTGTCGCAGGTAACGTAAGAAGGTCAGCTCAAATAGCAATAGGAGATCATGATGACATGGACTACTTGCGAGCTAAGCGTTGGGATCTAGGAGGTATACCAAACTGGAGAGCGATGTCAAATAATTCTGTTGCATGTGACGATATATCTAAGCTTCCAGAAGAGTTTTGGGAGGGTTATAAAGGAAACGGAGAGCCATATGGTTTAATTAATCTACCTGCATCTAGACGTATGGGTAGGACAGGAGAAGAAATGTACCCTGACTACAATGTAATGGGTTACAATCCTTGTGCTGAACAAAGCTTAGAACCTTTTGAAACGTGCTGTCTAGCTGAAATATATCTGCCTAATATTAAATCTTTAAAGGAGCTAAAAGAAGTAGCCTCTTTGCTTTACAGAATCAACAAGCATAGCTTGGCTATCAAATGTGAAGTAAAGGAGACTGAAGATATTGTTCACAAGAACATGAGAATGGGTATAGGAGTTACTGGTTATCTTCAAGCTACTGAAGAGCAGAAATCATGGTTGCCTGAATGTTACACTTATTTAAGATCATATGACAAAGAATATTCAAAAATATGTGGATTCCCTACATCTATTAAGCTTACTACAGTTAAGCCATCTGGAACGCTTAGTTTACTTGCTGGCGTTACACCAGGAGCACATCCAGGGTACTCAGAGCACTACATACGAAGAATCAGAATGGCTGCAGATAGCGAGCTGGTCGGAGTATGCAGGAACAACGGGTATCACGTAGAGTATGTAAGAAACTTTGACGGAACAGAAGATCACTCAACAGTTGTTGTAAGCTTCCCTTGTTCATTTCCAAGCAACACAACGTTTGCAAATGACATGAGTGCTATAGATCAGTTAGAAGTAATTAAAAGACTTCAAAGTGAATGGTCTGACAATTCAGTATCTGTAACTATCTACTACAGAAAGGAAGAGCTTGATGATATTAAAGCTTGGCTTGATGTAAACTACGTTAACGTAAAGAGTGTCAGCTTCTTACTGCACAACGAACATGGGTTTGATCAAGCACCAATGGAAGAAATAACAAAAGAAGATTACATGAAGATGAAGAAAGGAACAACACCAATTATGTCTCTTAATCAGCTGAACATGTATGATATAGATATTTCCGATTGTGACACTGGAGCTTGTCCAGTTAGGTAAGTAAGAGGGGAGCTACGGCTCCCTTTTTATTTTCTTGACTTTCTTAAATCTTCCTTACCCTTTCTAAAGATACTAACTACTTCTTTTTTCCCCATCACCTTTGCTCTTTGTTCACCTACAGTGAGTATCTGTATCTTTCTAGCAAACGGTTTACTTATTTTTTTTACCTTGGCTACTGTAGCTCTTGCGTCTTTAGGTGTAGCAAACTTTATACCGACTGTATCTTTAGGATTTTCATCTGTGTACAGCCTTCTTCCAGAACCTTTAGGTTTCTTTCCTGTGCCTACCTTTGGGTCTTTTTTAGCTCGCATTAGAACCAGCTCATCATTATTTCATCAACCGACTCCTGCACTTCATCTTGAGTTGCCTCTAGTTGCATCATTATATTTGCTTGGAATCTTTCTACTTCCTCCCCATCATTAAATACAATAACTGTTGGTACAACAACAATTTTATGTTCACGCTGCATGTCTGGTTCAGCAGCAATATCTATGCGTTTGTTTTTACAATCACTTAAATCATCAATCCATTCTACACTATTCGCTGAATTAAAACCTGCGTTAAACTCTACGACACATATACCAGAGTCTGGTATACCCATACCAAGAGATGTAACTGCAAATAAACATATGTAGATTAAATTCTTCACTGTAGCTTATCTATTTTTTCTTCAATACGGTCTAAATCTTCTTTCAACTCTGATACATCTTCCTGCGTAGTCATAATTGTTTGACGCACAAGCTGATCTTTCATGTCAAATTCCATGCGTGTAATTTCTGGATCTGCTGGTTCTGGTAGCTCCATAGCTAAAGCTATATCTGCTTGAAGAGCAAACCACATTCCAATGAGAGCTGCTAAACCTGCCACTCCCATACCTATTGTTTTTAGGTCTAGCGTTACTTTAGTATCTTCTCCTATTTGCCTAGCCATGTCATTATCGTATAGGTCGCATTCCCATTTGAGGCTGTTCTTCCTCTTCCTCCATCATCATGTCGTCTGACATGCCTCCAGATCTATCGCTCATCTGAGCATCATATCTAACAGCATCTAACTTAAGACCTCCAAACTCTTCATCAGGAATAACAGGGTATGTTATGTCAGTTCTAATAAACTGAATACCTCTTTCTAAAACTCCATCTACTTCGTTCCATCCGTAGTCATCAGAGTAAACTTTTACAGGAGCCATGCCTTCACCTTTACTGAATAAAACATATTCACGACCTGATTCATCTTGTAAAACTTGTCCATCAACTGGAGTCATAGGTGCGCTTCCGCCTTGCTCATAGCTACGCATCATTCCTCCTTTAGCAAAAACACCTCGTCCTTTTAAGATGTCTGCCATTGTTGTCTTATCGTCACCAGTTAAATCTGGAAATTTTTTAGCTTTCATAATTAATCTTCTGTAAATAGTCCTGGTAAAATTCTTTCTAACAAACTTGACGTTTCATTCTGAGGAACAAACTTACCTCTTTGTCTTATTTGCCTAGCTATGTTAGGAGTTAGCCCTCCTATAAGTCCAAGAGCAACCATTCTTCCTAACTGCTTTCTTATTTGCTGCTTTTCATAAGCTTTTTCTGGGTTAGCAAGATTTTCTAAAAGTGCTTCTACACCTTTTCTTTTTGTCCCAAAAGTAAAAGCTTTACGATCTCTAGCAGCTCTTCTCTGGAACCTTTCATCTTCCCTGATTGCTTTATTCTTTCTCCTTCTTTGCTCTCTTCCTTCTTTCTTTTCATCCTTAGTCATACCGCCTTCTTGCATCATAGGATTCATTAAGCTCTTAGCTACTTTGTAATCCATCTTTCCTCCTTCTTCCATCATACGCTTCATCTTTCCTCCTCCTGGCATCATCATTTTAGGCCTCATCATGCCTCCACCTGGCATGTTCATTTTTTTCTTTTTGTGATACATGTTTAAAATATTACATAATTAATTCCTACAGAGAAGTCATGCCATTCTCGATTCCAATACTTATTGTATTTACCCTCTAAGAATACACCAAGACTTTTGTTGAATCTACACCCAAAGATAAGGCCAGATCCGTAATCAATCCATTGGTCCCCTGAAGTCGTTTCAAAGTAAGAATATTCACCTTCTGTATTTAAGTGGTAAGGCATTATGGTAGCCCAGCTATGTACCCAGAAGTCTTTTGTAAAGTGATAGTAATCGTAACCTAAAACCAAAGAGTAGTTCCACTGATTGGGAAGTTGACTTCTTTTACTAGAAACATATTCGCTTATTATCTCTGGGATTATTATCTGTTCCCAAACATCAGCGCTGTTTGCAACAAGAGTTCCATCTGGAGCAAAGTATTCCCCTTGTTCTACATCAATTGTATATCCCTCTTCAATAGCTAGACTTGTGTAATGTATGTTACCATTGGACAGCATCCATTGATCTAAAGGGTTGTAACCGTAAGGCTCTGATATTCTTTGAGCTATACCTATGTTAAAGCTTAGCTTCTTATTTAAGTTCACTCTAAATCTCTGAGAAGCTTCAAAGTATTCCACATCCGCAAAACCATCTTGAAGATATTCTGCTTTAGCAATCCAGTTTTTTGCAACATATCTCAAAAAATAATCTTGCTCAAGAAATTTTTTACCTTGTTGTCTTCTCCAGTCTGCTTCAAATAAAAACTCAAAACCATTTATCCTACCTACAGTTGCAGCATCTCCATAAGATTTTTCTGTGCCGTCATAAAAAACATTCGCTCTGTTTTCATATCCAAAACGTGCAATCTTTCTGACTCCAGCAGCTATAGAATAATCAAAAGGTGTTTCAACAACATCTGTTTGCAAGCCATTTGTTACAGAGTAAATGTTATTATCTGACACTGAGTTACCTCCACTAAAGGCTGTGTAAAAAGTCGCCCCTCTAAAAACTTTTTTTAACGACTGTCCTTTCGCTTCAAAATTGCTGCCTAATATAAAGGCAACAATCATGATCAGCGCATAGATGAATACAGTTAAATCTTTTTTTTCAGTCATTAGAATTCGAATCCGAAGTTAAGTATCATGAATCTAAACCTTGGACAAGGCTTCTTCTTTTTCTTATTGCACGCAGGACAAGGGCATACATGAATCTGAAGCACATCGACTGTGCCTAGTCTAAAGTTTAGCTCATACTTCTCCTTCTTGTTATAAGAGTTCCAGCTGTTAATCCAGTTTACTTTCATAGTTTAATAATTTTTTTGTTGATAGTTATTCCATTATATTTTATTACAACCTTGTAAACTCCATTAGAGAGCTGTGAAAGGTCTATAATTTTCTCTGTAGTGTCTAACACTATAATTTCTCCAAGTGCGTTATATACGCTTGTAATCGCTTTAGAAGGAGCGTTGATATTCAAGACATCTTGAGCAGGACTAGGATATACAGATATATCCCTAATATTTTCCACAACACCTTGCGGCCAACCCTGTTCGCAATATGAGTATAAATCCACACATGTCTCGTCCCATGCAACGTCACAGCAGTACGGATCTATATCTATAATCCATGCATAACACCCATCGTTTAACCAGTAAGGTTCTCCAGGACCAGTAATGCATCCTGCATCATATAAACAAACCTCTTCGTTAGGTGTGTTAGCTAAGTCGTTATAGTTAAATGCATCTGGATCCATGCAGTCTTCTAACACTTCGATACAAGAATCTTCTAACTCTGTATTAGCATCAGGGTTGTAATTAAATGCGTAAGGGTCCATACATCCGTATACATAAGGTATACAACCTCCGTTTTCTGTATTAGCCTCTGGATTGTAATTAAACTGCGTAGGGTCAGTGCATCCAAAAATAACTGGCACGCAGTCGCCTGCATCTGTAGCTAGTGCATTGTAGTTAAACGCAGTAGGATCTTGACACCCTACAACTTCAAGCTCGTCACACACCCCATCACTATCATTATCATTTACGCAAGCGTTATCGCAATCGTAATACTGAACTGGATAGTTGCATTCAGAATTTGTGTTAGCTTCAGAGTTGTAGTTACAAGCAGTCTCATCGGTACACCCATATATATAAGGTATGCAGCTGTCTCCGCAGTATGGAGTAAAATGATACACAGTCCAGTTTGGACCTGTAAACGGCTGCAGAGCTCCTTGACCATTATTTATAAATGGATTGCTACCTTCAGACATCAGAGTATCTCCAGCTTCATTAAGAACATACACAGAGTTGTGTAAAGTTTGAAAGGCAAGTTCCTGAGATGACTGCTGTTGATTGCCAGCCTGGAAGTAATATATATCGGCCTCTTCATCAGAGTCTAAAACTATATCCCAAGACTGAGAAAACTGTCCAGGACCTACAGTAAACAACCATTGTTGATCACCATGAACCATTCCTATTTTAGAGTTACCCCATCCGTCTCCTGCATCGTCCTCCAACACTATACGTATAGTACATGGGCTTGATAGATCTGCTATGGTTGCAGTGCTGTCGTAGTTTAACGCTTCTGGATTTGTACACCCCCAAGTGTGTAGCGTCTCACAAGTGTCTTGAACTGTTGCCTCTGGATTATAATCTACGTAATCATCATCCATACATCCATAAACATCAGGATCTGGAGGGCATAGATCTGGGAATATAGGTCCAGAATACATTGTGTTTCCATCATCAAACGTAGTAAATGCAAGATCTTCTAACTCCCACAACACGCTGTCGCATGCTGTGATAACACAAGCCCCGTCCTGACCGCCTGAAGCATACCCGTTCAATCCATCACCAAACTCATCCACTAGTATTAACTCGAACCCTAGACTAACGCAAAAGTTATATGTGTACGTAACTAACTGATCGCCAAAGTCAAACTCACCAGGTATTACCTGATCATAAAACTGACCAGTTGCTAAATCAACTAATGTAAATCCAGTCTCTCCAGGCCACGTATCTAACGTAAGATCCATGGACACTAATGTTTCTGTAGAGTCGCACTCAAATACATTGCAGCTTCCGTTGTCAATATTAGCCCAAGGGTTGTAATTGTTTGCCACAGGATTAGTACATCCAGGTAGAGGCGGTATACATGGGTTAAGCGTAAATGGTATAGTGTCTGTAGCTGTAGCAAACTCATAGTTAGCCGTATCCAGACCGCAGTTATTGCTTATCCTGTACCAACCCTCTCCAAACTGACAACATATGCCGTCTCCAAAAGCGTCCATTATTACGAACTCGTAATCACCAGACGGTAGAAATACCATGTGGTTTTGAAGAGTATTATTTTGGTACGGAGGGCTTACTGCAACAACCTCAGAGTCTTCGTTAAGTATCTCCCAAGATGTTTCTCCAGCATATTCGTCTGTTTGAACCTGAACATCCAACCAACTACCCTGCGCTAAAGCATTGCTTGAAGCAAATGCAATTAAAGCTATAATAATCAGTAGTTTACGGAACATTATTTAGATCTCTTTTCTATAGTTCTACCAGCGAAGTATGCACCAAACGCTGTGAGCATTAATAATTCAAGCAAAGATACATAAGAGTCTTTTACATTAAAAGCAACGTTGTCCATGCTGTCAATCATCATAGTAACCATAAACATTCCCATCAAAGAAATAAGAGTTATAGGACGTATAAGCTTAGCTAATTTAACGTCACTGCCCATGTCTGCTTTCCAGCGCTCTGTGACGTTTTCTTGAAACTTAATCTCTGCATCAACAGCAGCCATTCCGTCATCTGTATCTACGTCAGGATCGTTTGCAATTAAATTCTTAACTACACCTAAACCACCGCTATCTGGTAGTAGATCTCCAACTACATCTAATACTTTAGGAGCTTTGCTTTTTAGCCAGCTACCTAGCTTTGTGTCTTTTATTTTTTTATCTTTCATTTTGATATATTTCTTGCATAATTTCGAATAAAACGAGAGTGTGGTTTTTAAACTTGCCACCCTTTATCTCTATTGCACTATTATAATTTTCATTTATTTCATCTAAAGCTTCTATCTTTTGCTGATCAGTCATAGATTGATACTTAGGTGTACTCATTAGCATTTCAAGCTCTGCATATCTCTCTTTTCCAGAAGCAGCCATAAGTCTGTTCATTTGATCTGTATTGAGATATAATCTTTCCGCCATGAATTCTTGATCATTCATCCAGCTATAATTTAATCCCATTCTGTTTAACATTCTTATTTCTTTAGAACCTACATTAGGTACATTTAGTTTTCTTTTTTCTGCATACCCTGGAGTACCAACAGCTTTAGTAAGTTGGTATGTTTGTTCATACAACCTGTATATTTCGTTTGATACTGGATCATCTTCACCTTGTCTAGATTTTGTAATATCAAACAGATTGTAAACCATACCTGTGGTTCCTCTTGGCGTTTGCCTAATAGGCTCTCCCTTCCAGTTTATTCTAACAGGAACACCTGATAAACCAAAAGTTCTTTCCTTAATTGTGTAGTTCATTCTCTGTAAGATCCTATCTGTTAAAGAAGCATCTTTTGTTGTTCGTGTGTCAGGCAAAAACTCTCTATTACCTCTGTATAACGCTGACAGAGTATTAGGTAGGGCTGTTGCTGATACAGCTTGGAATGTAGTTCTAGACCAGTTTTCAAAATTTCTTTCAAAGTCGCTAGCATCTGCTGAAGAAATAACATTTATCAATGTATTCATTCCCTGCATAAAGCTTTGATCCATCATGTATGACATAGAAGAGAAAGCCCCTACACCAAATGCATCTTGAACTGCATGTAATGCAAAAGAAGTTTCAGAGTAATCTCTAGACTTCAAATCTTCTTTATTAGACGACTTTGCTGTAGCGCCAATAATAGCGCCTAAAACTCCTAGTTTATTATAAGATATAAAGTAGTCATCACTTTGATGAGAAGTATCTTCTCCTTTCAACCATCTTTGAAGACCGCTTACATTAATACTGTTAGGAGGGAACTGATCGTATGCGATATTTTTTTCTTCATCTTCATCCCACTCTATGTTACCTGAAATTAATCCTTCCTTTACTAATATTGTTGCAGTTTGAGCAGCCATTGTTCCTAGTGTAAGCTTACCAAAGTTTTCTGCAGCTTCCCTTGCATTTCCTTCTTGAAGCTTTTTCATGATTCTAGGTATAGCTACATAAGGAGACACATATGTTAAGGTTTCCATCAATATGTTAGCTGGTGTTCTTAGGTAAGGTAAGTTAGATCTTATCATAAACTTAGCAAAAGCTTTTCCGTCTACACCTGGAAGCCATGTCAATGCAGAAGCCATAATGTCTTCAAAAGTCTTAGTTACATTTTCAGCTACATTTGACAACGTTGTTTGCTCCTGGAATGTAAGCTTTCTACCCTCTCTTTGCGCAGCATCTAAAGCTTTTTTGTTAGGATGCTTCATAAAGTCAATGAGAGCATCACCTTCTAGACCCATATTCAATCCAGCCCTGTAAAGCTCCATGCCTTCTACATACCTTCTAAAAGGAGTATCACCAAGAGATAAGAACCTAAACATAGTCTCTGCAGGTATACCTAGCGTACCTTGAACACCAAGTTTTATTCTTTGACTTAATGATGCTTTACCGTCAGGACCTAAAGGTAAATCTCCTTTACCCATAGCAGACATCAAAGATCTAAACGGAGCAAATCCTCTATGTATTCTCCACTCAGTAACATCTGACTCTTGACCAGTAACAATAGAATCTAAAGCTTCTACAAATCCAGTTCCAAACTTTCTAATCCCATACATGTAAGCATTAATAGAGTAGTTTCTCTTCATAGGAGATTCTATTCCAAATGCATTAATTAGTTTTTCTGTAGGCAAAGCAATTATGTCTACACCAACTTTACCTATAGCATTAACAAGGTTAGCACCAACGTTTGTTATTTGAGACATTGGAGTAAGCAAGTTACCCTGTATAAGCATAGTTCCTATCTGCCCCCATCCTCTTTCAATAACTGCGTTTGCAAAAGTATCAAGGCTTCTCTCTACTAATTTTAGCTCTTTTGTTTTAGCATTTAGTTCAGCATCTACGTTTTCTCCAGCAATAGCTCTTTTAGTTAGAGATTCATGCTCAGCCTGCAGTCTAAATAACTCTCCAGATATACCCTCTAGTCTAGTCATTTGATCTGCAGATAGCCTATTGCCATTTGCCTCAACGGCCTTCACTATTGTTTGTACGATAGAAACTGGTGTAGATGATTTTAACTCTCTTAAGTGCCTCATGATTCTACCCACAGTAGTACCAATTTGAGAAGCTTGATTTATAAGACCAGGTATTGCATCCATGTTTCCTGCTGCAACAGCTCTGTTTATAAGCTCAGAAACAGCTAAAACACCTATGTCATCATTCCTATTTTGTAAATTACTTAAGCCTTCACCACTCATCATTTCAACAAGATCTTGATCGCTTTTGTTTGTAAGCTTATCTTTTATCTCTTCTAACTTTTGTGGTGTAAAATAGTTAGAAGGATTATTTATAATCTGATCCCTAACAGCAGTATATGTTCTTGCACCTCTACCAGCAGTAGCTCTGAGTTTCAACATCATAGAAGCTCTGTCTTGAGCCTCTTCCATGTTATTAACCACTTCGCTTTCATTGAGAGCTACTAAAGAAGTTATTGGCATATTGTCATATGCCGCTTCAGCTTCTAAGTTATTTACAAACTCAACACCTTGACTCTTTGACCACATAACAAACCTCTTGAGTCCTTTGTTATACTTAGGTCCTCTTTTTATTCTTTTAGCATTTTGCTCAGCAGACTCTACCCTTCCTTTATCTAAGATAGGATCGTCAAAAGAGTAGTACTCAATATCACCTCTTAGGTAAACATTATTACCCACAACAGTTGCTTCGCTAGCAGACTTGATTGGTCTACCAGACGCATCTACAAAAACATTGTGCTTAAATGGATTAAAGAAAGCTTTTACTCCATTGTAATTCTGTTCGTCTAGGTTTGTAGTTACAAAGCTTCCGTCAACACTAGCCATTGGAAACTTATTTTCTTGGAATGTAACTATTTTGTTTCTAGCGTTTTGATTTACATTTAACTTAACATTTTTAAGCACAACAGATGGAGCATACAAAAGAGCTTCTCCTGTCGCTGTTTTATCATGAACTGTTTGAACTGGAACTCCAGTGTTTTTAAGAACATTAAGATTTAGTCTAACACCTACCTTTTGATCGTTTTTTACAAAGTTATTTTTTTCTAATATTCTTCTTGAAACAGCATCACTTCTTAGCGCTTCATTAACTTCTCTATTATTGATTCGCCTTCCGTTCTTCATCAGCAATACTTCTGAAGCTGTTCTTGCTCTATACAAAGGAGACTCATCTGCCTTTTGCATTTTCTCTAAAGGAGATATCATGTATGAAGCTGACATGTTATCGTTTGATGCTGATGGTCTTTGATCAATGCTAGACAATCCCTTTAATGAGTTAGCATAAGTTTTATAATCTAAGCTGTTAGTGTTAACAGTTCCGTCATCATTAAATAATTTAAAGCTAAACGCTTGTCTATCAGCAAACATAAGCTGACCTACTTGAGAGTTTGTGAGTTCAGTTCCAAATGTATCGTTAAGAGATTGTCTAATAGATTCAACTACTTTTCTAGACTCTCTCTTTAGACGCATAGATTCAGAAACAACAGGATTTATAATATTATCCAAAGCCCTTTCTATTCTTCTAGCCTCTTTATCTCTTCCTTCGACCTGTAAAAACTCTATTGTTTTTTGACACCATAGAACTTGTTCTCTTATAATTCTACCAGCATCATTTATAAGCGTATTTTGTCTTTTACTCCTAGCCTCTTCTGGAGTCGACAGGGCAGCTCTAGCTCTTTCAATTTTATCAAACTGAACTTCAGTTAGTAATTCGTTTTGAGGAGCGTCATATTCTTGCTTTAATCTATTTATTTTTTGCGCATGATATCCAGCAGCAGCACCAGCATCTACATAGCCTCCCAATACTAAAGCAGATGTATTTAAAACATGTGTATCAATAGTAATTACATCAGATAATCTTTTGCCATCTACTGACATTTGAGGGAATAAACCTTGGTTCATGTTTAAAAGCCAAGCTCCAATCTTTGGACCAAATATCTGCTGAGAAACCACATCCCCTTGTATTTTTACTCTGCTACCTTCATAAGGAGACAATAAGAATTCTGTTAATCCCATCCAGTCAACGGCTCCGTCTTTTATGAATGAAGAACCTTGTTTTAAATTGTCAACTATTGTAGAAGGCATTCCTTCAATACTAGCTACATCATTATTAACTACAGCTATAAGTTTTTCTAAACCCCTAGCTATAGCATGTCTAGCTAAATTGCTTACACCTTCTATCTTTCCAGTTCTAACTTTTCTTATAAAGTCTTTTGATATACCAAGAGGATCATTTATTTTAAACTTCTCTGAGTCTTTTAATAATGTTACCGCAGCATTAATATTTGTAGAAGATTGATTTTTAGCAGATAGTAAAGCAATAAAGTAATTAAGCTTAGCAAGGTTATCCACTCTGTCTCCAGTAATATCACCATCAGCCAAAAGCTTATCTATAAGAGACTCAGCTTCTTTTTGGTAATTGGTAAAAAACTCAATAGGATTCTCTTCACCAAACATGTCAGACCTTAATTGAGGGTCTGCAATAATACCACCCAATAAACTGCTATAGTGGGCAACAGCATCATTTGTATTTGTAAACCTTTTTTCTAATTCACCTCTTAAAAAATCATAAGTCTGAACTCTTGTTTTAGGTTTAATACCTGTAATTTTTCCTAATAAGTCACCAACCTTTCCGTAGTTTATTCTGCTATTAGCATCTGTATTCAATATTTCTCTAGACAATAATATTGAATTTCTAACATCATCATCTCCTCTAAAGTTAAAATCTATATTCCTGTCTTTAGCATTTTTATCTATGATACCTTCTACAAAAGTTTTAAATTCAGCTACAACAGGTTTTTGATTTTTAGAATATTGTTCTTTTTCAGCAGTTAACCCTCTTTCATTAAAGTACCTAAACTTATTAGATTTTGATCTTATCTTCTGTCTTATTCTTTTTGCTACAATAGGATCTAAAATGCCTTGAGATTGAGCGGCACTAACCATCCTGTTTATCTCTTTAATGTCTGATTCTGCAGGTGTTAAAGCTAAACTTTCTCTTTCGCTAGATCTGTATCTGTTTATTCTTTCAACATCAATAGGAGTGTCATCTTTTGTATAAAAAGAAACATAGTCGCTGTTGTTTTTCGCTACTCTTCTCCACCAGTTTATAAAATGCCATTGATCATTAAACGTTCTATCCTCTGGGAAAGCTCCTATAGCTTTTCTAAATCCATCATCAAGCCTTCTATAACCTTCTTTAAATATTTTTACAGTTACAGTCCCATCTTCATTTGTAGGGATCTTAGCAGGCGATATCATAGAAGAAGTTCTATCCTTACTTGCATCTATATCCGCAGCACCACGTTGACCAGCTTTAGCTCTTTCAGACTGAGCAGCGTTAATCTCTGATTCAAGATTTACATTCTTACCTTCTTGAGCATCTTTAAATTTGTTTGCAAAATTTATTAGATCATTAGTGCTCTGTATTCTGTAAGATATACCAGCTGTTTTTAGAATATTGTTTATTAAAACTCTAATTTGATCTAGAGTTCCAGTATTAACAGCCTCAGTTCCACCTGCTATTGCAGACAAAACTTCTATAATAGTTTCTTCAAATATTACATCCTCAGACTTCCCTGCATCTCTGTATGTTTTCTCCTTAGCTTCAACCCTATCTTTTAAGTCTTTATTTTTATTTAATATTTTGTTTAGCTGACTTCTATACTTAACGGTAGCCTTAGGATTGTTTTTAAATGCACCAGAAAATATAGGACCTATAATTCCATGCATTACTTCTTCTTGCAGAGTTTCTTCAAAGCTCTTTGTTCTTCTAAATCCACTTTCTGACTCTAGCTTTTGAGATTCATTTATCTGGCTTAGATTTATATGAACTGCTCCACCACTATAAAGACCACCCCAATCTCCGTCTTTGTATTTAGCAGCAGCTTCAGGAGTTGAGTATATGTATATTTCTATACCTAACTTATCTAGAAGCTTTTGCAAGTTGTTTAGAGCTCTAGCTTGGGAAGCTGTTATTTGCCCATCAGCCATTCCCTCTCTCCACGCTGGATTGTTATTCTTAGATCTAGGGGTTTTTTGTGCTGCTTCAGGAACTGTCGTAGTAGAAGTTCTTTTAATATCACCTCCTCCAAACTCATCAGGCACTTTACCTATGACTTCAGTTTTAGTATTTTCTTCTTCAATATCTGAGGTATCTATATTAGACTGATCTGCTTCATTTATTTTTTCTGAAGTAGTTTCTGTTTCCGTAGTTTCTGCTTCCGTAGTCCCTTCAACAGCTTCTGCGGTTTCATTCAAATCAGCCTGTACTTCTTCTATTGTTGTCGTATCTATACCAAGTATATCAGCTATTGCTTGCTTAGCTTCTGCTAATCTTTCATTTGCTTTATCAATAGCATTTATAGAATCAACAGAACCTTCTCTACCAAGATCTTCAGATAGATTAGATAAATTTTCTTTTGCTGCATTATATTCAGATAAAGCGTCTTGAAGTTCAGCTCTTTCTTCTAGCAAGTCTTCCATTCTAGCATTAGCCGCATCCAATGCATCAGGATCTGCGTTTTCAGTAGACAGCTCTTCTTGAAGGGTTTCTATAGTGCCTTGAAGATCACTTATCTCTGATTCTATATTATCATTTCTTGTCTGTATTTCTTGAGAATAATCTGCTGTAACTTCATTTGCATCTACCTCAGAAGATATATCAATTGAAGCCTCTAGCTCAACTCTTTCTCCTACAACATCTTTTAATGTTTGCTCTAAGCTTTCTCTAAGCTCTGGAGAGATATCAGCTTTTTTTAACCTGTCTTCTATGTTTCTAGCTTGAAGATCTAATTGTTGTATTTTATCTGCTAGCTGAGGGTTAATTACAGAAAGTATTCTATATACTTCAGATCTTTCTGATATAATTTCTTCAGCTTGAACCTCTAAAGACTCAGCTACTTGTAGTAAAGATTTTCTTTCAGAAGGATTTTTTTGCTTAGCTTCTTCTCTAATTTGAGCAGCTCTTTTTAAAAGTTTGTCAGCAGCAGAACCTTGACTATCATACTTTGAACTACCCATAGTTCTACCTCTAGAACCTGAACTTTCTTCTGAAGCATTAAGATCATAAATATCTTTTTTGTTTCTCTGCTGAACAAAATCTACTGCAGAAGAAATTGCTTTGTTTATGTCTGTCTTGTTATTAGAATTCTTTGCGTCTTGTACTTTTTTAAATGCATGACCAACAGCTCTCGTTAAAGATGGACCAAAAAGTTTTATACCTCTTTTTGCAGCTTCTTCTTGAAGCATCTGTTCTACCTCATCTACACTTGTTTTTTGAGCTTTCTTTATTTTATTAGCCCTATCTTTTACTTCTGCATCACCAGTAACCTCAAAGCTCTGCAGTCTTTCTCCGCTATTTAGATAGTTGTTAAACTCTTCTAAGCTAACAAGCTGTCCGTTTAATCTATACTGTGATTGTTTAGTAGCAGCATAAGTAACCAAACTCATAGGACCTTCAGCAACACCTTCCATTAAAACTTCATCCCAATTCAACTCACCTTCTGTAACAAGCTGAGCGGTAGCTTCACCTACTGATCCACCTAGCATTTCTCCTGTTGTAGCAACTGCAAATCTTTTTGAAGTAGATACCCCTGCTTTTGCTAATCCTGAAACAGCCTTACCAGTACCTGCCATCGTTAAACCATCAATAAGACCTATTGTAATACCTCTAGCAGCAGCTTTACTTTGCATTCTAGATCTTATCTCAGGATCTTCAAATACAGCTCTTAAGTTTTCTACATTGATTTCTTTGTTTGCAGACATAAGCTCTTCTCTAGCTATCTCCATTATTGTAGCCTCTGCATCTATAATACCAGAGAAAGCGCCCATAGTTGTTTTTGGTAAAGTAGCAAGAAATGTTCCTCCAAAAGCTGTTGACCCTGTAACTGCACCTGCAGGATTTAATGCCGCTACAGCGCCCACAGGAGCTGCTATTGCAGCACTGGTTGTAGCACCAACACCTAATGCCCCAAGTGTATTTTTACCATAGTCATCTACAGTTGCACCAAGCATTAATCCTAAGCTGTTCCCTAGGATTTCAAGACTTGCGCTAAAATTATCAAAACTTGAACCTCTTAATAAAAAAGCATCAAAGCTACTCCCTCCATTTGCATACAGTTCATCTATCTGTTTTTGCAAAGCAATAGCCTCATCTGACAGTCCAATTTGATCTTGAGCGATCATTGCATCTACAATCTCTTGAAGATCGTCATCTTCTGCTTTTCCAAAAGCAGCTTCTAATGCGTCAACGCCTGCAGTTCCTTGTGTAACCCCACTACTAAAAGCTCTCGAAAAGTCCTCTGCAAAATCAAAAAGACCACCTAAAACAGGTATACCTTCTGTAAAGTCAGCTAAGTCAGAAATTATAGGGATGTCAGTTTCCCCTTCTTCAGGCTTTTCTTCTGGTAATTGAGAATCGAATGTTTCCGATGGAGATTGAATATCTACTGAAGGAGTTATTACAAAAGGATTCCGCTCTTGGAATGTAGCTTCTATACCAGGATCTTTTTTTTTTAAAGTCTCTTCAATTAATTTTTTAGCAACATTTTTCTCTAATTTAAACATAGGGTTAAAAACAAGATCAGCATATATTTTATCTGAATCTTTACCTAGCTCATATTGCTGCAATATATATTCTATCGCCTTATCATTCATGTTGCAAATATATTAATTTATTAAAGAGTCGTCATATGCTCTTTCGCTTATTTCATCAAACATTCTCTCAAAACTTCCCTCTCCATATCTTTGATCAAACTGTTGTTTCACGCTTGTTAGCATTGGTCCATCAAACTGGTCTGGACCAATAGGAATATCTCCTTGAGTAGTTAGCATTACAAAACCTTCCCCTCGCACCATTTTAAATCCTTGAAGCCCTAATGCTGCTACTCTTTTGCCATTAGTATCTACAGGAGCTTCATTAGAAAAACCTGCTGTGCTTATATTAAATGCTGTTTGACCTGTCGGTAACGGTACTTCGTAGCTAGCTGAAACTGGAGTCTTTACGTTTCCTATATCTCCAAAAGCAATACCTGGATTGTCAAAGTTTGCTGAAACATCAACTGCGCTTGTAACTGTAAATGAATCTTCGAATGTAGTGTCGAAAAGCTGTGCTGTTTTTTCTTCTGGAGTTAGAGGTTTCTTTGTTGGAGTTTTTTTCTGTTGCCTATCCATCCAATCATTCGTCATCTCCATTAAATATTCTTTCTGAGATAATGTAAAGTTTTCAGGAATAGATTCTTCAGGTATACCTAGTTCAATAGCAAGCGCTGCTCTACCTGCTCCGTCTAAAGCTACATCCTCTCTGTTAGTATTGTTTTCTTCTCTATTCTTTTGATTAAATCTTCTAGCTGCATCTTGCTGGTGGTTAGAAACCCACGTTGTCATAGCGCTAAATGCACCTTCTTTTTCTGTATACTCTGAATCAAACTTCTGTTCAGTAACAACCTGCATTCCAGTAGGAACAGGAACAGCTTCGTACTGAGGGCTTACAGATTCAGTCATTGCTTTATAATAATCTTCTTTACTGTCAAAAGAATAAAGTGGCTGCATCGTAAATCGATCTATTTCTTCACTAACGTATTTACCATCTGCTGTTTTTCTAAACTTAGTGTTTCTTAATTTACGTAAATCACTTGTAGCTCTTTCATAACTCTCAGGAGTAGCTCTAGCATCGTAAACCTCACCCATCCCAGCTACTTTTTCTGTAGGAGCTCTTTTTACGTCAAACCCTACGCTTTTGTTATACTGATAAGAATTATCTAAAAGTTCTACTCTTTCGTTTATAGTATTATAAAGACCTTCTGCTTCACTGATATCTTCATTGAACTTCTTTATATCCTCAGCAAATCTTAGTTGATCTGAAGTTTTAGCAAAGTTGTATGGATTATCACCTTCTCCACTTATATTCTTCCTTAATTCTTCTGCGTCAGCACCAAATATACTTGTTGATCCAGTATCTTCAGTAAAGTCTGCATCCTCTACAAGCTGTTGTGCTGCTGACTTTCTCCCCTTGACTGTACCTATAGCTTTACCAATGCCTATAATAGCTTGATTAGCACTTTCAAAACCCTCTTGTTGTTTTTTTAAAAAATCTGTAAGGACAGGGTTTGTTCTTTTTTCGAATCTGTTAACAGTAGGACCATTAGCCATTGCTTTCTATTTTTTCAATTAATTGTCTTAGATATTTGTGCAAGCCTGTGTTTCCGCTTCCTGCTCTCTGTGTTAGCTCACCCCAATCTTCAGGAGATACAATAGCTTCTCCACCAGTCATCTCCCCTATCTTTTCACCATCCTGCATTATGTCTATAGGGTTGTCTTCGTGAGAAAACTCACCTGGAGTTACACCTCTAAGCTTACCTCCTTCTTTCATGACAAGCTGAAGCAAATCAGGAGAAATACCAGCTGCCTTGTCACCACCTAAAACCAGAGCACTAAGCCCACCTCCAATGGCTTGTATTATGCCTTGTCTCTTTTGAAGATCGGCCTGTCTCTCCGCATCCTCGGCCCCGAATAGCGCTTGAAGTCCTTGAGCCTCTAAACCTCTACCAAAATCTAATTCTTTTCTAGCATCTAAAAATCTTTGAGTTGCAACTCTTTCTTCAGCTGTACCTATAGTTTCAAGTGCAGACTTTCTTCTTTCAAAAGAATCAGCAGCTATTTGATCAAAAGCCGTTTGAGCCCTCTGAGATGAAGCCCCAAGACCTCCTAGCAAAGCTCTAGATCCCCCACCTTGTAAAGCAGCTAGCTCGTTTGCTTGAGTTTGTTGTGCTGACCTTCTGGCTAAATCTGCCATAGGATCTTGATTTACCATAGCTTTTAGATCTCTAAAGCTTTCGCTTAATCCAAAGTTTTCACGCTCTTGCTGCGCTGCACTAACTATACCAGTAGCTTGAGCTATAGCTTGATTTGCTCTTTCTCTATCTGCTTCAGCCTGATCTCTTGCAGCGCTACCTGAAGTCAATCCACCAATTAGTGAAGTTCCAGCTTTTATAAGACCTAAAATTGTTAGAGGATCCATTGATTCACTTTTTTAAATGATGTACAAATATACTAATTTTACAGGTTATTAAGATGAAGATGAATGATTTGCTTTTGACGGCACAAAATTCATGTTCACAGCGTATAACTCTTCTCTGCTTGTTCCTGTTGGAGTTTTAGAGCATTTAACCTTACAGAAGTGTCCTCTTATGTTATCACCAGTTAATTGTTGATTAGCTGATATAAATATTAGATTAGATGAATCTACAAGTAATGAAACGTCTGCAGACAAAGTTAATTCTCTTGTCACCCTATCAAAAGATACTACAGTTCTGCTAATATCAACAACACTACTTGTACCATCATTTATAAAAACACTATACCCTGTAGGTATACTTACTCCTTTTAAGGATGATGACAACGTTACAGTACTTCCACTAACAGATGATACCTCACCCAATCCGATTAAATGCTTTAAACTATTTGAGCTAGTGTCCCCACTAATATCTGCATAGAAGGCATCTTCTTTTTCTGAGAACACAAGGTTGCCTGTAGTTTGACCTGTGCTAGATTCTAAAGTTGTTGTCCATGCAGAATCTGATTCTATCGATAAAGAGTTATACTGCTTCACCATAGAGGGGTTGGAATTAGAAACAACTGTTAACTTAGATTCTGCTCTAGTAGAACTGCCTGGGAATAAGTTAGAGTTTTGAGATGAAAACGAGTGTATAATAAAATCTTCACTAGAGTTTGGTAAATTATTTACATAGTCGCATATGATGAAGCTGTCATTTATGGCTGCATAACAAGAAGGGAAGAACGTATATTGACCTTGCCAAAACTTACCCATATTGTAACCTACTGTAAGACCTGCATAAGAACCCGATGGCTCTAAAGTCATGTAATAAACATTATCCTCTGGATCATATCCACTAACAATTCTATTTCCAGGCCATAGTGAGAATTGGTCTTCAATAAAAGATTTTATATCAGTATTAGATATAATCTCCATACCCTGTTGAGTAGCTCGTACTATTGCTCTCCTACTCTTATCGACAAAATAAACAACACCATCTCTTATTAAAACAGACTCAGGATTTTGCGTCCCATAATCTGCTCCGTATTGAGAAGCGTTACCTAGCACGCTAGTAGATAAAGATATCAATCCAGATTGAGATCCTGTTTCAATAATATCTTTGTTGACAGTAACTAAAGACAGCCTTTGCTCTTGCACCGCAGCCAAACTGTCGCTCTTGTTTCCTATGTATCTACAAGCACCATGCTCAGAAGGTAAATCAAAGAAATTAGCTAAACCTGGATTAAAAGACGATAGGTTTAAAACACCAGTATCATCTGCATAGGCATCGCTAAACGTAATGCTGTTATATCTTGTTACAGTTGCAGCATCCCTAAACACAGTATGAACCCTACCTTTATCCCAAGATTCAGATTCAAATATATCTGAAGCATTATGACTCTCTAAGTATCTAAAATCACTCACCCAAGTTTCAGGATCTTCTACAGCAGTTGCTCCTTCTGTCAAGTCAATCCATGCGCTATCATATTTAGGTATTATAACGGTTGTAGGTCTAATATAAACGTCTCCACTTCTCACTGTAAAAGCAGGTCCAAAGTTACTAACAGTTCCAGCCCTATAGGATCCTAACCTTCTTCTCTCTCCAATCTCATAGTATACTTTTTCAGCAGTCGATGGTCTTGGTGTGACGATTTCTACAGCTACAGCTTTATTCCAATGATTTTTATTTGGAGAACTTACGCTTCCATTATAATCTGTATTTGTTATAGAATACCAATCAAAACCTTCATACTTATTAATGTTGCTTGAAGTGGTTTGGTTGGCTGTTGATTCTACTTGAGGAGAGCTTATAACTAGAAACGTTCCTGAAAGAGGGTTTGATTCTCCAGATCCAGGTGAAGCATGTAATTTTTGAAGAAAATCATCATCAGCATCTGTAACTGTCTTTACGCCAAGAACATCAAATTCTATTACATCTCCTTGACTTGAAGAAGGGAATTCATCACCTGAATTGTTAGTTGCTCTCCTTGTTAAAATTCTAAGTTTGTCTCCTTTAGTAAAAGAATAATCTCTAACAACTTCTTTATCTCTTTTGTAATTGTCTAAAGTTTTTAAAGACACAAATATGTTGTGTGTACTTGTGTCTAAGTCGTGTATACTACTAGTTTCAGATGTCAGCCTCCTAGCATAAGCACCTCCTACAGTGTACTGAAATGTATCAACAGCGGAAGATCCTGCATAAACTATTTGATAACTATCTGCCCAAGTCGGTATAGAAGAATTTAAGTTAGTGTTACTAAGATCGAACTCCATAGAAACAGGACCTAAATCTGGAGTGCTTCTTTCATGAGGTGCTTTTACATAAACACTACCTAGTTCATTCACGAATCCAGACCTACCAAACTTATCAAAAAACACAATACCAAATACGTGTGATTCCGTGTGCTTAAAGCTTAAAGTAGCAGAGTTTGAAGATATTATTGATGTTAGATCAGATGTACCTATCGTGTTTGTTATAGAAGCAAAGGTGTGCTCGTTTTGCTGATTACCAATATTGTTATCGATAATTAATCCGTTATTTAAGTAAGGATCGCCTCCATTAAATGGATTTGTGAATGAACTGTTAATATTACTCAATGAACTAGTACCAAGAGTGGCTGTTATATGATTTCCTCCACCGAAAGAAGTTCCACCTGCTATTGCTACAAGCTTCATACTCTCTATTCTAGGTTCAAACACAATTTGATCGTTACTTGAAGTGGATGTTTCTCCAAACTTCCAGAATACCCTTATTGTCATATCAGCAATAAAATCAGCGCCTAGATTAACTCCATTAGGGTTTACAAATTGTTGATTTACAATGACATAATCCAAAAAGAATTCATCAATATCATCTAATTGACTCTGAACAAAATTAGCTAGCTGAGTTGTCCCACTAAATTCTTCAGGAGTAATCACATTAAGAGTAACTTTCTTTGTTGTATCCGTAGGAGCTGGAAAAACAACTGTGTCTGCAAGAAATTGAACATTGTCCTCTGTTGTATCAATTATACTATCAAACTTAATAACGCTATCTCCGCCTGTATCTGTTAAAGTAAATTGAGGCTTAAAGGGAAAAGATATGTTTACTTGTGTTCCAGCTGGAAAGACTGTACCTGCAGAAATATTAGCAGCAGGGTCTAAATCAAAAGTTATGTTCATGCTGCTAGTAGCGAACATATTTGTTGCATCAGAATTTTCAGCAAAATTAACAAGTCCAGATGCAGAAGAGTTATATTTTGGTGTAATAGAATAATGGCTAGGATTTAATGTAACATTAGCTCTACCCTCTTGATAGTTAGAATACATTAATCTACTTCCAGTAATAGACTGCCCCTCTGCTTTAAATGGAACAGCATCAAATAACTTATTAGCCTCTACGCTGCTTACTAGAGTTCCAAGTATATCATTATAGAATTTATATTCAGTCGTATCCTTGTTATAAACTTCAACGTTGTTAGAATATAAATCTCTTCTTAAGTTAGAGTTTGGATCAAACTCATCTACAATAAAGAAGTTTCCGTTATTACCGCTCCTTGCAAGAATTCTTACTTTTTTTAAATCAGGATGATCTAAAGATATATTGTGAGTTATAAGACAAAGATTCTGAACGTTTGATGAGCCACCCATCGTTCCCTCTTCTAATGCTCCAAATACAGCTGCTTGAGAAACCGCTATTTTAGAATAAGGGGATAAAGCTGAAACTTCTCCATCTTGATAAACAATCTGAGTAGCAAACTGAAATATTTCTTTTCTAAAATTATTGTTAGATATAGTTGTATCAGTGTCAAATCTAAATGTTGGTGGAATTGTTGGAGCTGCCCTCATAGATCCAAGAGCTATTTCCAACTCAGATGTACTTAGACCGTCATAGTCTCCAGCTATAGCCCTATCTACGTTTATTTTTCTTGGAGGGTTTACGTTGTCAGTAAAATATATAATCGTTTGTAAGCCACCATTTCTTTCAAAGTCTTTATTTAACACATCTGCTTTTACAAACCCCGTATGATCAAAAGCTAAAAAGCTACTACCGTGTACTAATTTATATTTATTTGTAGACGGATTATATTGAACTATTTTATCGTTATCATCTCCTGAATTTCCAGCAATAAAAAAATAAATAAAATCTCTCTGAGGGTCTTCAACTTTTCCAATAACCGTAGAAGCAGAGCTAACGATAATCGATCCTGCATCTGTAGTAGCCGAATCTACGCCCTTAAAAGTTTTGATAACAGACTCAGTACCCTCACCTCTTTGTGTGACAGTAATGTTCTGAGCTTCTATCATATCGCCTACCTTTAGCAGGCGCTCATCTTTGTCAGAAACAAACTTCTGTGGAATATTTTTTTCTATCATCCTTTAGGTGCTTGCTTATAGTTCTTTCTAATAGTTTTAAGAGCTTCTTCTTTAGTAAATGACTTCATACGTGCATTTGCCTTTCTTCTCTCATTATAGTATTCAGAACGAGCTCTTAGCTTTTCGTTGCCAGGTACAGTAGATTTTCTTTCTATAATCTTGTAGTACATGTAAGACATCAAAGCTTCTTGAGCATAAGCATGGACTTGAGGATTTGTAGACCTTGCCTCATCAGCAACATACTCTACAACTATCTCTCCTGGAGATCTATTTGTTTTTAGTTCTATCCTGTTTTGATCTAGGTTTATTCTAAATTCACCTTGGTATCTTCCGCCCCCTAAACCGTAAAGCTGTCCTTCATTGTTTCCGTATACATAGTTTCTAAATATGTAACTTCCAAACCCATCATCTACAGCTCCTACTGCACCTAAACTACCTGACTTATCATCTTCTCTATCTAATAAACCGTCACCGTCTGAGTCGTATGTGCTTCCAGAAACTTCTGAATACTTCTGAGAATAGTTTATGTTCTTGTTTTCACCAAGAACGTACACCAGTCCATCATTCCCTACTACACCAACTTTACTCCAGTCTACAAAATCGTCTGGTAAAACTGCTGTATTTGTAGCGCTATCTACAGTAACCTTTAATGATCTAATTACTTTTAATGTGTCAAAGCCTAACTCTCGTATTCCACGTAACCCTATGTTTCGTAAAGCAGCATCACTAACGTGAGAAGCCCAATCACTTCCATCCATGCTGATTAAGAAGTCACCTATAATTTGTTGTAGTGGTATATAATTTCTTGCCATTAGAATGAGTGTTCACTGTTTCTTTCTACTCTCTCAGCTGTTGAGTAATCATAAACATCTTTATCTCTTAGATTGACACCTATTAACTCAGCTATTTCTACAACCAACTCCATAGTGTAATGCTCTGGAAGCTCAAAGTCTCTGCTGTTTGTAGCGCTATATTGGTCTGTAGTGCTACCTGTTACAACTCCAAAGGTAGGTGGATCTGAAGATCTTGCACCAGCCGTAGTAAAGCTTTCAGGTATTTTGTAATACCTCATTTTTACCTCTTGTATAGACTCAGGGAATACTTCTATATCACCGCTAATTAAAGCCACAGGGAATGACTCTGTTGGTGCATTTAAGGTGCTAGAAAGTATTCTCTCTATCTTTTCTTCATCGTAGCATAGCTCTACTATAGTTCTAGTATTTACACCCAAAAGCATGTCTCCAGCTGTCGATATACTGATTAGTCTAGAAAAGTCTGTTGGTCTAGCAAACACATCAGAAGCTTTGGTTACATTAGTAGATTTAGCAAATACAGCCAAGTCTTCTTCTATCTGCTTGTATTTCGATTTGTCTCTGCCTTGAGCAAATGATGTTCTAGCGAGACGACTACCACTCTTTAGCGTGTCAAAAAGTCTATTGTAGATTCTAATCTGAGCTACATTAGAAAAACGATTAAATTCATCTACAGTGACAAATCCTTGTTGATCCTTGTTGACTAAATCTTTAAGAGTGTTATATACTACGTTTACACTTGTTGGCATGATACAAATATACAAAAAGAAAAAGCCTCCACAGTGGGAGGCCTTTCTTGCATTATGTATGAAGATTATAGCTGTCTTACAATCTCATCTAAAACGACAGATCCGTTTTCTGTCATGCAGTATCTAGTAAACACATCAACAGCATCTTTACCTTCTGCGACAGCAAGTATATGCTTGTTTGTATCTGTCCACTTTACGTGACCTTTTTCGTGCTTTATGATACTCATATTCATAGCTTTACGAATCTTAGCTTTAGTTTCTATAGCTGGATTATCAAAAGCTTCTACAAAACCTCTAGGGTTTTTCTTAGCCTTCACCATAAGATCATGCTTGATTTCGTCAGCAGGGTTATCTGTGTTAATACCTAAAGCAGTAGCCACAGCCAGTAACTCATCTAGCGGCTTTGTTCTAAGAAGATTTAAAGCATCAACAATCTCAAACTCTGACTGAAGATCTTTCTTTGCATTTTCTTGAAGATTAACGTGACGGAATACATTACCTCCGTTAGCTTCGTTTGATGGATGCATATCTAAAAACCTCTGTAGGTTTGGTTGATCTTTTCTTACAAACAATCTACCTGAGTTAAATAAGATAGGTTCTTTTGTGGGCTTAGCTGATTGCTCATTTACCCAAATACTATTCTCTTGAGGTATGTATCTAATAGATCTTATTGAGTTTGTCTCCTCATCATAAACAGATACAGGACCTGCTTTCATCATAAAGATTATACCTCCTGGCCTAAGCAGCTCATACTCTTTTGTTTTAAGTACAGGCTGTTCTTTTAGTTTAAAAATAGTTTTCTTGCTCTCTACTTTAGGAGCTGATGCCTGTGCTAACGTCCCATTAGTCTTAGGCTTGGTTATAGTTTTTTTAGTCATTTAAATAATATTAATTAAAATTAGAAATTATAAGAGAGTAAGGGCCGAAGCCCAAACTCAATTATTTACAGAATTGTATCTATGATACAGTAGTAGGTGCTAGTCCGCCAAGAATAACCCAAGCCGAACCATTCCACATAGCTGTAACTTGCTCTCTGGTATTGTCTAGAGCTACGACATCCGCAGCTCCCACCAGTGGAGTAGTGAAGGTAATGTTTGCATCGTTACCTGAAGCCTCATTTATAATCACTAACATCTGGCCTGGAATTGTCCCATCAGGAACTGTGTAAGAAACGTCTCCAGCAGCAGGGCTTACTCTTACAAGGCTGGTTGTAACAGGTAAAGCTCCAGCACTGACAACAAGCTGTGCTGCTGCATCTAAAAATAAAGGAAATACATGTTTTTGTGCCATATCTTTATTGTTGTGAAGTCAGAGAGAAGGGCCTAAGCCCAACTCTCATCATTCAGGTTAATTAGTTACCCTTAAGAACAACGTGTTGGTTAGCAGCACGTACACATAGGTTACACTCAGAACGGTAGTGGAACTTAGCTAAGTCATCACCGTTAGTTGCGTATCCTAGTACACCACCACCTTCAACCCAATGCTCCATCTCACGGCTGTAGTTTCCAGCAGCCTTGTAGTTCATCTCAAGAGATGGGTTAGAACCACCATTCTTAGGATCTACTACGTTTGCAAGAGGAATAAGAGCTCCTTGGTATGTGCTGTGTCCAGCAGCATATTCTCCGTTTAGAAGATTCCAATCATGCTTGTGGAAAGTGTAACCACCACGAGTGAATGATTTGAATCCTAGCTGTACAGCCATATCAGCGTCATTGTTAAATGCACCGAACTGACCAGCTAAACCAGCTGTGTTTTGTGTAGCAACACCTGAAGCTAGCATGTCATCAACATTCAAAGAAGTTTGTCTGTCAATGTACATAGCGTACTCCTTTGGTGCGCCTTCTTTATCTAACTGAATAAGAATTGAATCAAGGTCAGCTAAAGTGTTGAAGTCTTGGTCTGCAGCAGTAGCAGAAACAATACCTCTGTTTTCTACAGCTTGGAAGTAACCTTCAGAACCAGTAACAGTAGTACCGTTTACAGTAACACCACCTGCAGCAGGAGCTCCAGATGAAGACTTAGTTTGACCAAATACTAGCATAGCCTCACGAGTATTCATGAACTTTCTGCGAGCATCCATCTCACCTTTTAAGTACCACATGTACTGACCGTCTACGTTTAACCAACCGATGTTAGTAGCCTGTGAACCGTTAACGTGGAAAGTCTCCTTAGCAATGATGTAAGGGTTCTTACGTAACACTAGGTCCATTTCGAATGGCTTCGTTGGCTGACCTGTTCCTTGAGCGTAAGCATTACCGATAATAATACCAGTTAAGTTACTTCCGTCACTAGCAGCATCGTCAGTCATCTGCTTACAAACAAAAGTGTCAGTATCTCCAGTTCCGATAGAACCAGTAACAATAACTCTTTCATCGTTTGAAAGTAAGATAACATCGTTGAGCTGAACGAAATCTTCAGCACCTTTTCCTGTAGCTGATGGAGCAACTCCGTCAACTGAGTTAATAGTAGCCGTACCAGAAGAAAGCGTAAGGTCTAGCTTTCTGTTCATACGACCTTCTTCGTACCAGTGTACCTCGTCAGCTGAACCAGCTGAACGCTTTGCACCAGTTACGTCTAACATTCCTGTGATTCCTTGATCACCGAATGTTTGAATGTATAAATCACGCACATCAGGCTTAGTAGGTACAAGTAATGATCCTAGAGAAGTGTAATTCCCTGGTGTAGCATCAAAATCTTTAGGTCCTACGTTAGTAGCCGTTGCGTTTGCTTTAGCAAATGCCATAATAATAAGTTTTTAAAATTGTTTTAATAGTTAAGAGTTTGATCCAAACCCTCTGTTGAGGCCTAGAGCATTTCTAAGCTGATCAGCCAGTGGGCTTGATTCGGGTTGTGCGACTCCTTGATTCGGACTGTTGGTGCTTACGTTAGCTGCTTTGTTAACGATTCCTCGTTGACCATCCGCCATTCCTTGTTTATAAACTGATTGCACAATCGTGTCTATGTTGTCTATAACGGAACGATGCATGTTTAACTTATCGTAATCCCAACTTCCATCCTTACGCACGTAAGAATCAAAGTATTCGTCAAGGCGAACATTTTTCTCCCCTAGCTCTACTTTGTATTGATCTGTCAAGCCAAACGTAAACGTTTCGCCACTAGGCAAGTCAAACTCAATTCCTTTTAATTCATCAAGTCCTTGTGCCATATTACGTACCCAATCTTCAGTAATAGGAGATTCATAATCTTGCTGCTCCTCCTTCAAAGGTGCTGCGTATTGTTCACGCAGATTTTCTATTTGATCCTTTGCAGTTTTAGCATCAATCTTAAGCTGCAACTTTGAAAGTCTAACCTCCTCTTCTGTGTGCAGATTTGGATCGAGTTTGTATTTGCTTGTTATAAGCGTATCTAGCTCCTCAGCATTTAGGTTATTGTAGTCAGATAACATCTTAAACTTAACCGCAGTAAGATCATCCATTTCGGAAGAGTCTAGTTGCTGGTATGTAAACCAATCCTTAGGATCACGACCTGTTTCATTTACAAATCGTGAGATAGCTTCTACTCGCTCATCAAGCTCGCTTTCTTGTTGCAAAGAAGAAAAATCATCAAAACTATTAATGTCTGTACCTAGCCTTTCGCTTAAGTAACTAAACACAGCTCCTTCAATTTCTTCGTCTGTATAGCTTTCTTCAGGGGCTTCTTGTGAAACCTCTGATTCATTATTTTCAATATTTTCTGCAACAGGTTCCGTTGACTCCTGTTGGGTATCAGCAACTTGCTGTTCTTGAGGCTGTTCTACTGGTTCAGCTTGTTGAGCTTGTTGAGCCTGCTGTACAACATCATCGCTAATAAATTCAAAAGACGCACCTTCTGGTGCACCTTCTGGTGTAACTTCTTGATTTTCCATAAATTAAATTTTTTACAAATGTATAAATAAATTACTTTTTCTTTTTGCCCTTGCCTGCTCTGATCTTCGCTGCTTCTTTTCTACCAAACTCACTCTTTACACGAGCCATAGCCCAGGCATGCTGAGACACTTTTGGTCTATTACCAGAACTCATATATGCAGCAAGACCTCTACGGTATACTTCTTTTTGTGCAGCATCAAGACCAGACATACCGCCTTTCTTATACTTTTTAACAGCTTTCATATCTTATCTCTTTGCTTCATTAACGACTTTAGCCTTGCAGCTACAGCAGGAGGAAATCCTTTTTTCTTTCTTTTATCTTTTGTACCTCTGTGTTTTTTATATATAGCAGCTATTTGCGCCATAAGTTTTTTACGTTTAGATACATCAGAGCTACCCCTAGTATATTTAGGATTGAACTTCATTCCTTTTTTAGCAGACTTAGGTTTCTTGCCTGCCTTCTTCATAGCAATAGCTATCGCTGCTTGTTGTGCTGGCGACTTAGCCATTACCCTTTCGGATGGTTGGCCTGCTTAAACTTAGCTTGTTTTGATGCACCTGGGTGTGGCTTGTAGTCACCTTTCATTAGATAATATCTACCCTGCTCCTCCATCCAGTGAAAACCCTTTGGTGGGTCCACCATAACAGACTTATTTAAAATAGTTAGTTTTGGGGCCTTACCTCCCTTTTGATATTTTTTTACGACTTTCATTTTTTACGAATTTTATTTTATGCACAAGCTACAAAGTATTCTAAATCTACAGACGCTGTATCCGCTTGAGAAGATATTGCCGTAAGATCAGCAAGCTGTCCTGATGAAGCAGCACCTCCGCTGTTTGCATCAAACGTATCTACAACACCCCCAACATTATCTGCGTTAAATATAAACGACTGTCCAGCATCTAGCTTTACACCAAACTCATCTGAACTCTCGTTTGTAAAGAACAATACAACAAAGTTTGTATCGTCTAAGTTTGTTATTCTTATATACCTAACATTAGCTTCTATAAAACTTCCTTTTGCAGCGCCAGAAGCTATAAAGCCTAGTATTTCATTTTTATCAGTATTGACAGTAACAATGCCTTTTGCAATCTCATTTATTGAGGCTGTTACTTTACTATTCGTAGCACCGTAATCCTGACCGTTAAGAGTTATAGCCTCTGTAACGGTTACTGTAAGAGATGCATTTGTTACTGTGGTAGCCATTAGTTATTAAGATTCAAATGAGAATGTTAAGTCTATACCGTCTGCTGTAAAAGTATGTCCAGCTCTGCTTTTATAAACTCCAGCTACAAATATGTCAGAGCTTCCGCTAGCAGCTTGAAGTATAATTCCCATATCGTTTGCGTCATGTGTTACTGCACTAGATTCTATCAAATCTCCAACTATGGTAGGGGTTACTGGTAGATAGCCTAAAAATTTGTTTGCTTTAAGATCGACATCTGATATACTAATAGCTGCACCTAAAGTACCTAAATTGTTATCTCCTTTTTCAAAGAAGTAAAGATCTATAAACCCTTCTCTATAATCATCGTAGTAAACTGCGTTTACGTTTATAAGTTTAGCTGCTCCACCCAATGTAGGTACAGCACCAGGTATTGCTGTTGGATTAAAAATAACATCGTTTTCATCAGCAGCACCTGCGAGCACTGTCGGTGTAACGGTTACAGAATAATAATTTGCCATTTTTTTTATGTTTTTACAAAGATAGTTATTTTACCACTTTACTTTGTTTGCCCACCACGCAGCAGACAGTTTACCTCTTTTTATATTTTTAGCGTGTCTTGCTTTAAAAGATTTACGCTTTGCTTTCATTCTTGCTGATTCACCTTTTTTGGGTTTGCCTGCAGTTCCTTTTACACTACCGACTCTTTTACCTTGCTGGCCAAATCTGATAAGCTTTACTTTGTCTCCAACTTTAGCTACAACTACGTGAGATTTTGTAGGGTGATTAGGAGTACGCTTAGCTTTGTTGTATCCGCTTACTCCTGCTCTTGCTAATCTTGGATCTTTCTTTTTAGCCATAATTAAGATATTGATCTAAATGTATTATCTGGGTTAAGGAACATTTTTTTATTGCTTACATTAAGAGAGAATCCAAGTATTCTAACAATTTGACCAGAAGAAGATGGAGCTGTAAGTGTAGCCTCTCCAGCTGTTGCTGATGCGTAAACTGGAGCTCCTTCACTATCGCTTCCTGCTGTATATGCAGAAGCTAATGTTACACAACCTTTTATAATCATACCTGCTGAAGAATCTGAGCTTGCTGCAGCAGCTGTTGCAACACCAACTAATTGACTAGAAGTAACCTCTGCATCAGCATCTATCAATGTCCATACACCGTTTTTTAAAACATATATAGACCCAGCAGTTACGCTGTCATTACTTATACCTGTTAATATTTCAGCACCAGATCCAAAATCACCAGCAGTATTACCGCTAATTGCATTAACTATTGATGTAGATGTAAGCTGACCAGTTGACGCACTTCCTGATATAGTAGTCACCGAAGAAGCACCTGCTCCTATTGTAACATCTACTTGGTTTGCTGAACTGCTACCTTCAAGTTGTAACCCTGGCTGGATTGTTGATCCGTTTGCTGTAACTAAAATATTATACTTACCTGCTTCAGACCCGTCAGCTACATTAGTTATCTGACTACTAATAGATGTAATTGCTGTTAATTGATTTGCATCATTAAATGCTTGATACTGAATCGTACCAGCAACATCGTTATTCGCAGCACTACCAAATGGTTGTTTAGCAAAAATTAATCCTGGACCATTAGCATCTGAGTTTTGGTTAGCTAAAGATAAAGTTGGTTTAGCGGAAGATGTAGAAGCAATAACAACCTCTTCATTTGAAAAAGTAAAATTAGCTTCAGCATTCATAGTGTCAGCACCACTAGCAGTAACAACCCTGTTGTCAACACCATTACTCATGAAGTCTGATACATCAACGCTAATGTCTGTACCAACTATATCAATACCTGTACCAGCACTTAAAGTTTGAGCATCTGCTCCTGCAGGACCAGTTAGACCTACATTAGTTACACTAACTACTATGGGTGTAGCAGACGAAGCGTCTACCGTTGTTGTTGATGAATTTAAAACTTGTATAGCCATATTAGTCTTATGTTGTAATGTCTCCTACTACTTTAAATGTTCCAAATAAATAAGTCTTTACTAGATCAGCTCCGTCCACATCACTAGATGGGTGAGTGTTTTGAATATCATAAACATAAAGACCTGCAGCCGCAACCATCTCTGCAGCTTGAGCAGATATTGTAAGTTTAGAGTTTGTTGCTACACCATCAGAAACAACATAGCTAAACTCAGTGTCTGGAATTACAACTGTACCTCCAGATTTTGTTACAACATCCATCTTCCATCCACTTGTTGGTATAGTAGAGTTAAATTCTAAAACAAGTTGAAAAGAATCATTTCTTCTGCAAATAATATCTAGCCTTCCTGCTGTGTTTAAGTTTACTGTGGGATATGTTGTAGACATTGTTATTGTATAATATTATTAACTATTTCATCGATTCGACTTTCTGGTGAAGCCTCTTCCTCTTGAACTTCATCAAGCTCTGCTCTTACTCCTTTTCTTTGAGAAATAAGTTTACTTTGCTCTACAGCTTGCTTTTTAACTCTAGTGTCTTTTCTGTCTTCTTTTAATACTTCAAGTTTTTCTTTAAACTCTTGTTCATCAGTTTTAAATCCTAAAGTAGCTTGAGCTCTAATTAGTTCTATTTCTTTTCTCATTTCATGCTTAGCCATCTCCATACGCATCTCTAACTCAGCTTTCATCTGCATTTTTTGAGCATCTATCTGAGCCTCCATTTGCATTTCTTGCTGTCTAGCTTGTGATGCAGCTTGAGCAGATTGTGCTTGGACTTGACCTTGCATTTGAGTATTTTGTTGAACCATCTGCTGGTTTCTAGCGATTCTCTTTTTTCTACGAACAACAAGAAGTCTTTCTGCTTGATTGACATCTTTGAGCTGTCGTATAGCCATAGCGTCTTCTATATCTAATTCTTTTTGAGATAAAGCTATCTGAATGTTTTGTTCTAGATACTGTTTTTCAACATCTTCCATCTCTTTAACCACCTGTACACCAAAGTTGTACATAGATAGATCCTTGAAAGAAGTAATAACCTTCATGTTTGTTTCGCCTATAGCGTTTGCATAAGCCCTAAACACAGATGAATCTTCTGGTAAAACCTGTAGGCACTTTACTATATCTGAGCACACCTTCTTAAATAAAACCATCGAAGAGTATGTCATGTCGTATATAGCGTTATTACCTGCAGCTATGGCTTGCTGTCTAACACCTACAAGAGCATCGCCCTTTGGAGATGAAGCATCCATAACTTCATTGATTCCAGTTGCGTCTCTAATCATACGTAGGTAGTGATTGTACAATCCAATAAACTCATTGATGTTTCTTACAGAGTTGCCTATCTCTCTAATAGGTGGGTTTTGGAAACCTCCTTCTGGATTTTTACTTCTGTAGTAGAATACACCAGTCTGCTCGTATATATCGTGCAGCTCTAACGGTTGAAGCTCACCTCCTTTACCTAACTGTACGTTTTCTAAACCCTCTATGTCAATAATGATTCCATCTGGTTTAGCCTTAGCAACAGCTTGTTGTATTTTCAAGTGAGTAAGCTGAAGTTGATCTGCGAAGCCTATACAGCTATTAACCATAGACTTTGGAATCATATCTTCAATATTTGTAGCAACAGCTGAGTAAGAAAGATTTACACGAGATAAATCATGAAGATTCTTAGGTAAGTTTGTTTTCTTACCATAGTTAAATATCTTATCGCACCCCATAACAAAGCAGCCACCATAAACTGTAGCGTTATCCATCTCTCTCATTACCCTAACAGACATTGAGTTTTCTGGCGGCGTATACCCTTCTTTCTTTTGATAGAAGCCCATGTTGCCGTGCTTACTTTCTTTTTCTTCAAAAAGCATTTTATCGACAGCCATAAACTCAAAGTCTAGAACCTCTACTACATACTTGTCATAAGCAAACGTTGGTCTGTTATGTCTAGTATCATAAGAGTGTGCGCTCATTCCTGATGAATCATATCCATACTTCTTCTGAGCTTTTTTAGCAATACTTTCTAGATCCTCCTCTGATAGTTCTCCAGCTGATATTCTACGAAGCTCGTGTATTGGCATTCGTCTAATATGACCAGCATAGATAAGATCACTAAATCCAGGATCTTTTACATCATTATGTATAAAATCTATAGGGTCTACATAGTTTGTTACAATACCATAGTTAGGGTCATTCTCTCTCTTTACAACAGCCATCCCTAAAGTAACAATGTCATTAACACATCGTCTGTAAACCTTGTCGTGGAAATCATTCCAACTTAACGTCATATTCGTAGCTATCTGTGCAGCTACCTCTGCAGACGTTTTGATCTGAGTATCCATGAAGATCTCAGCTTCCTCTAAAGTATCTGGTATGTTTTCTACATCAGCAACATCTACTCCAGTTTTATCTTTTATGTTTTGTAAAGCTTTCTTTGCACTTACAAGAGCTTCTTGTTTTTTCTTTTCTCTTTCTTTTTCTGAAGAAGAGATAGGATCAACAGCTTCTAGATTCGGATAGGGTTCTCTAGATAAGATCTTGTTTACAACGATTCTAACAAACTTAGGTAAGATCGGTACAGGAGTAAAGTCTAAGTTTAAAAAACTTCCATCTCCATTATTTGGATCTAAACTTGTTAGAAGCTGTCTATAGATACTTGTGTCTTGCGTACCTCTAGCGTATGCTCTGTTCTTTACAAAGGTATCTTTTCGCTTTCTAATTAGCGTGCTTCCCTGTGTTCCTGAAGACCATTGATTGTAAATAGCCTTAGCGTACCTTAAACCATAATCCTTGCTTTCCTTTTCTGATTCAGGAGCAAGCGGATCTGGGAAACCACCTTTTTTATTACTTTGTGTGTTACCGTACATTAGTGCAAATATAGTGAAATTAAGAGTGCCATTGTTTTACTTTGTATTTTCTAAAAAACTTTGTTTCATTAAGTTTCTTTTTGGGCTTTTCTTTCTTTACTTTTTGTGCAGCAAGAAGAGCTAAACCAGAGCTTATCGTTAAGTCAAACTTGGTTCTATCGTTGATTTTATAGCCAATCCAATCCTCAAGAGTTCTATTAAAATACATATGCCCTACCTCACCTGTTTGAGCGTTTTCTCCAACGTGATCATGAATGTATGCTTCTATTGCTTGAGCATGTGACTGTATAACATCTTGTGAGTTTGATGGGATTCCTTTTGTCTTTACGTTTACTTTAGATGTAGAAGAGCTAAGATGTTTAGGCCTATCCATAAGATAACCATCATAACCTCTTGATTCAAAGTATCTTACGATACCATATTTGTTGTTCTCCACAAGAAGAGGGTATCCATAGTAGAATGCACACATAAGAACATCCTCATAAAATATACTTGCTAGATCTGGACGAGAAGCGTATTCTATTACAAATGAGTTACTTAGACCCTCCATGTTAAACTTATTGTATAAGTGCATAGCTCCTTTAGACCCTCTACCGTCAACCGTTGCATCTAGATCATAGCTATCGACTCCCCCTACACCAATGTGAGCATTCCCTGGTTTTCTTTTACCATACTCTTCTATGAATTTATTTCTATTACTATCCTTTGGTTGCCAGGACATTCTAAATCTACCGTTAGGATCTGGAGAGAATATAACCTCTTTATCTTTTTCTTTCCACATAAAATTACCTCTCACTACTGGAGTAGGAAATAGATTGTTGTTAAAATCAATCTGCTGATAAATCTTACCTATATTAAACAAGCTGCCGTCTATGCTATCTCTAAACGCTTCTTCCTCTGTAAACGGAAACTGCCTAACAACTTCGTTTAGTTCTGATGCATCTGCTTTAAGGCTGTCCCTTTCATTCTTTAAATAAGTTTTACTTCCTAATCCAACAAGATCTCCATCTAATCCTTCTATAGGTTCGCTAGGATTATCTATTATTGGGTTACCATACACATCAAAGAAACCTTCTAGAGCTTCATATGCAGGTATAAATATTCTATAAAGTCCAGTCTTTGTTCTTCCGTTAGCATTCCTTTCGTTTGGATCGCTATCCTCCCATAGCGTTTTATATTCTTTACCACCCTTATCCATAGGGTTTACTGTACTACCAACAAGACCTTTGCCTACAATCCTTCTACCAACAATCAAACAAGTTCTTTCTATCCTCCAAGCTTCTCTTATATCTACTGGCTTCTCCCACTTACCTGCCTCATCCAAGTATAGCATATGTAGCTTCTCACCATCGTAAGCATTGTTTGTTGTGTTCTTCCAGTTGACTATGGTGTTTAGCGCATCTCCTTTGAAAGATGTTTTGTTATTCTTTGTGATACGCTTTGATGGCTCACGAAAAGCAAGCTCCATTCTTGGGTTTGTTGTTCCGTCTTGTATCGGTTTAAAAAAGAAAGGGTACGATTTGAATATCGGTACTACTTTCTTCATAAAGATATTCTCCTGAGCATCTTTACCAGTCTTTGACTGTATTCCCAAAAGCTTGTCTTTAACTTGTGTAGACTCGTCAACAAGAACAGAAGCACAGATATTAGTATAGCCAGAACGCCTACACTTAGTATATAGCTGACCGATACAACGGGGATCAGCTTCGCACGCAGCCATGTGAAGAAATATTTCATTTTGATAGGTAAGGTATGATGGATAGCCGATATCAATTTTCGACCATTGTAAAAACATATAGTGTCGTCCTGTAATGTACGTAGGCGTGCCATGATTGTAAAACCAAACACCGTTACGCCTGCGCTCAAACTCCCCTTCGATGTAGCTAGAAAACTTCTTTCTAAACTCGGGAGGCTTCTCGAACCACTCATCCATAGTTCGTACATTTTGCAATTCTTTGGGCATAGGAATGCGTTGCCACATCTGCATATCCTTTGGCTTTTCATGGAAGAGAATTTTAGATCGCTTCGGTTTTTTCGGTAACACAACGAGTAACCCATGGAGTTCAATACTCTCTCCTTGCGTACCGTTAGGGTCGATCTTAATCCCTTTATCTTCGTATCCATCTATTTCTACAAGATTCATTACTTACTTCTTCCATACTTATCCATACCCCCTATACTAGGGAAACCTTTTTTAGGGTTACTAAGTTTCATGTACTTATTACATGGACACTTAATATCATAGACAGCTTTACCTTCATGCATCTTGATGACAGCAGAAGTTACTTCTACTTCGTGATCACAGCATTCGCATTCAAATTTTTTCATCTGTATTATCTTTTCTGCCTTCTATCCACATAAGATAGGCTTCAATTTCATCTTGAGTGATGGTCATATTACAATCGCTCCACCAGTTACTTTGAGAATCTTTCTGCAAATCCTCCTGAGTAGTCTTTTTCTTCTTTGATCTTCCCATTTTCTTTTAGTTCTTTCACCATCTGCTCTAGCTTCTGTCTTTCTATAATAAGCTCTTTACAGTCTATTGCAGTTTGTTTTATCGATTGAAGCTCAGCTTTTCTAGCACTACCATTTATTTCTGGATCTACTGGCTTTTTTATTTCTTCTATCATGTTATTGATTGCTATCTGCATACTCTCCATGAGTTTTTTAGATGCATCAACAGTTTTAAACTTCGACATACATTAAATCATCAGGGCGTATTCTAAAATAGATCTTATCATCTATCTCTATTTCATAGTCGCTTCCTTTTTCAAAGCCAACTATATCGCCAGGTTTAACATCTAAGTATTCAGAACGTTCATTATGTTCAATGAACTTAGCCTTCTTAACAGGGTTTTCTTTCAATCTAACCACCTCTATATCTCCTACCATATCATTACTCTGATCTTCAGTAACAGGTTCTAACAACAGCCATCCACCAAGAGTTTTTATCTTCCCTGTCTTTTTAGACTTATAAGCAATAGCTTGATTATTTAAAATATGCTCATCATCATAACGAACAACATACCTATTGTCAGTGGGCTTAAGCCCCAGCTCTTGTCCTTTTTGTATTACAACATGGTGATGAAAGTAAAGAGTGTCACCTGGAGAAACACCTGTTTCGTGTTTTAAAGGTGTAGAAACAACCTCACCTCCAGTAATTCTGTGTTTAAATTCTTGATACTTTGAGTCTAAGTAAAGCTCCATGCCATTACTCATCTTAATCGTATCCTTTCTCGTCTTATCTAGTTTGACGATAAAGCATCTTAATGATCTCATAAATTAAAAGTTTAAATCAAATTCAAGTAAACAAGACATGTCATCAATGGCTTTCCATAACATGTTCTCATCATTTTGTTCTACATACACAAGGTATCTTGTTTTACCATGTTTATGCAAATGTCTTTCGTCTTCTATTATAGCGCTTATCTTTCCGCTACCTGCACGCATACCTATATAATAGGCCATGCCGTCTTTAGGGTCTTTGCCGACCACAATTTTTCTAATAAGTCCTTCCATTTTATTCCAGTTCAATTCCAAGGTCCCCTAGAAATCCTCCTAAGCCTGAATCTTGTTCATCGACATAAGTTCTATCCATAATGTCTTTCATCACTTGTAACTCTTGACGAGATACTAAATTGTAACTGTAGACGGACTTAACTTCTAGTTCGTTACCTTTTTCGTTTTCAATTAATCCAATAACCATACTAGACATAACCCTATCCGTATAACCCTCTCTATCGATAAAGTCTTCTATCTCTAAGAGCTTTGAATAAAGTTCAGAAAAAAATTCTGTGTCTTTATAGTTCATGATGTATTTTTGACGAAGATACAAAATTTATTTCATGCCAAAGTCAGAAGTTAAAAAGAAAAGATTATTTAGAGAGGTATCTTTTTTACACAGTAGGTATATTAATAAGAACTATTTAAAGAACTTACGTAAAGTAAGGACTAAGTTTTGTAAAGACAGAGACATTAGTTTTAGCCACTTAGAATTTATTCTTTGGTCATACGACAAAGAGTTCTGGACCATCAACTATGCTGTTGAAGATTACGGTTTTAATAAAAAGAACTTTGAGAACAGGATCTTGTGGCCTCTTCTAAATGAAGGGTATGTGTACAAACACTTTGATAAACTCACTCCATCTGCCACAGCAGAGGACCATATGTTTAGAGAAGAGACAAAGTTTAACTACAGAGTAAGATATGGGATAACACAGAAAGCCCGAATGTTAATTCAAGCTTTCTACAATAGGTTAGAAGATTAGATTACCGAGTACGTTGTTTTCCCGTCCTCACGAGTAGCTTTGAGACAACGCTTACGGTTTTCCCCGTCATGTACATAAGACACGTGAACCCAATCAGGATTATCGTCCGTACCAAACTCCCAGATAATTTGATCAAATTCAAGATTATAACGAATGTAATCAAATAGCTCAGCATTAGTAATCCTTCCGTAAACATCAGCATCCAGGTCGAGCGCTCTTCCTTCCATGTGTTGACTGCGCTTACTACCTCCGATAGCACGGTTGAGCTCAGGTCCACGATACCCTGACGACACATATATAGGAACTCCGAAATGATCGCGACAAGGTTGAAAAATATTCTCTGCAATTTCTTTAAGATTTGTAACAACCCAATCTTCATGAGGGGTATTATCTATCCCTAATCTTTTTGCTGAGCTGCTCTTTATGCACTCAGCCAATGTTAAATTCTTAGACAGCTTCATATCTAGTTGTATGCTCCGCACCCAGCTTCAGTGCACTTATTGCCTCCGAAACCTATTCCAGCTGCTGCAGTTCTTTCTTGATTTTTTCTAGCAGTCCTGCGTGTTTGTCTTGCTTTCTTTCTAGCAGCGGATTTTCTCTTTCTTTTATTCTTTTTCCTCTGCTTTTCTTTAAACTTATCTATACCTTCTTGCCCCTCCCCAAACTTTCTTTCAAACTTTCTAGTTGCTCTTCTGTCTTGTCTATCCATTTTATCTATGTCAAGACCAGTAAACTTACGCATCTCTTTAGCAAGCTTTCTTGCTTCACCTTTCTTTCTCTTTCCAGAAGAGTCAAAGCGACTACCAAGTTTTGCATCGCTTAAGTTACGCTCAGCCTTTTCTCTTGCAGTTTCTTTGTACTCAAAAGACATCACTTCTCCGTTCTCTTCTTTCTTCTTTTTGTTTTTACCTCCGTTTTGGTATTTGATCGCTTTCATGTGGCAAATATAATAAAAAATCAAGGATAGTCTTTGCGCCTTTACAGCAATAATCGTAACAGCTTTGTGTTGTAAACACACATTATCTTACTCAAGCTGCGTATCTACTTGTCAGCTACAAACGCTTAGCTGCTTGGCGAAGTTACAGCAGAAAATCTGAAAAGTCAAGTGCTTAAGTTAACGTTTAGGTAAAATATGTTAAGTAGTTGGTATATAACAGCTTGAGCATTTTATAAGGTTTAGGCAAACCTAGGTTCTCAACTCAAAAAATTGCCGAGAAATAGAGATCATGGGGATTATACATACATATAAGCGTACACACACGACGCACAAAACGCATACACGCAACACGCCCCCTTGCATACACGCACGTTTGCGTACAACTTTCAGCTTTTTTTGCACTGACAACCAGCGACTTAGCATAGCAGTCTTGAATCATAACAGCAAGTAGCGAAGTTTAGGTCGTTGATTTACACCTTAGAACAATCCCCTCACCACACACAACATACGGGTTCACGCATCACACATGACGGCACACAACACGCATCAGGCACACGACATGCACACACCATGCACACGCTATGCAGGCATCACACACACATCACGTTCGCATCACGCTCACACGATGCACAACGCACACATCACGTCCACACATTACGCACACACACCTTGACCAACCCTCATTACTTATTTAGAACGATTCTAAATTACATTTGTATCTTGTTGATGTCCAGTGAATTACAAAAAACTTTCAAAAAAGATTTGGAAACTTAGAATTCATACCCTTATATTTGCATCGTCTTTCAATCGGAAAGGCATCAAACCAAAATCATATACATCATGTCTAAAGACATTAACATCAAAGACTGCCGTAAGGCAGTAAATCAAGCAAAGTTTAACCCAACGAAGGCGCGTAAGGCACACGCTATCAAACTCCTTACGGAGTTAGCAGAAGCTGTCGCTAACCTCGAAGAGGTAGCACCTGCGCCAAAGCGCAAGCCAAAGCGCAAGGCAAAAGCGAAGCTTTCGAGAAACCAAAAACTCGAGGCACAAGCGCAAAAGCAATCAGCGATGGCTGAGAACTTCATACCCGAAGCGGTGGCAGAGGTGAACACGCTACCTGAGTTCAGCGAACTACGTTCGATGGGCTACTCAGTTGAGGACGCTGTTCGCTACTGCAAGGCTCTCATGCAGGGTGCGCCTCAAACTTCTTCAGAAGTTCAGCCGTTCTAGACTATTAGAAGATATAATATACTACTCCTCTCATTTATGAGAGTAGTATATATATCCTCTTAAAACATTTTTCAAACCAAAAATCTTTACATCATGGATAATCTTATC